TCGCCGGAGAGCAGCTCGAGGGCGCCAAGAAGGCGATCGCCGCGGCGAAGGAAGAGATCAAGCAGAAGAAGGTCGGCAAGGCGAAGAGCTGAGGATTCGATGGAAACGCAAATTCAGGAATACAACTAGACGGCCGCAGCGCTAGCGGACCTCGCCAGCCGCTTCAAGGGCGTGATCTATGACGTCACCAAGCCAGCGGACATGGATGCAGCCAGAAAGGCCAGGGCGGAAATCCGGACCTATAGAACTGGGCTCGAGGCGAAGCGAGTCGAGATCAAGTCGCCCGCCCTGGAGCGCTGCCGCCTGATCGATGCCGAGGCGAAGCGCATCACTGCGGCACTGGTCGAGCTCGAAGACCCGATCGACGCGCAGATCAAGGCCGAGGAGAACCGCAAGGAAGCCGAGAAGCAAGCGGCCATACGGGCGGAGCAGGCGCGCATCGAGGCCGAGCAGCGAGCCATCAGGGAAGCTGAGGAGGGGCGCCTTGCTGCGGAGCGAACCGAGATCGCCCGTCGAAAGGCTGAACTGGACCGCGCTGAGCACGAAAGACTCTCTCTGGAGCGCCAAGCGCGCGAGCGGATTGAAGTCGAGGAGCGCGAGGCGCGCGCCAGGATTCAAGCGGCAGAAGACGAGGCGAGGAAAGTCAGACTGGCGGAAGAAGATCGCCTGCGGGCCGAACGCGAGGCCGTGGACCGCGCCCGCAGGGAGCAGGAAGAAAAGGCCATTGCGGAGCGCCGGGAAGCCGAACGGCAGGAACGTCTCGCGCAACAAGCGCGGGACGACGTAGCGCGGCAAAAACGCCAGCAGGAGGTAGCACTAGCTGATGCCAGAGGAATGCTCGCGCTATTCGTCGAGCATTACGGAAAAATTGAGGAATTCGAGCAGATCGTCAAGGCGATCAGAACTTACCAGCGGCAACCGAAATGACCCCGCGCGACTTCCTCGAGGCGGCCCGCGTGCCGCACTCGCTCAAGCCTCAGCAGTTCGGCCTGTGGGAGATCAAGCGCCTCGAATCGCCACTGGAGGACCTGATGCGCGCCGCCCGGCTGGAGCCAATCGGCTGGCCGGACTACACGGTCCTGATGCGCACCACGCTCAGTAATCTGCAACTCGAGGACGGCCACATCGTCATGGAGGATTCGGCGCGCGAGCTTCGCCGGCACCTGCCAATCTGGATGAGGGCCCGCGGCCGCGTGCTGATCACGGGGCTCGGTCTCGGGTGCGTCGTGCGCGGCCTCCTCGCATCGCCCGCGGTCGAGCACGTCGACGTCGTCGAGATCGATCCGCTGATCATGCGCCACGTCGGCGCCGAATTCCGAGGATCCACACGGTGCACGCTCCATCGCGCCGATGCGCTCAAATGGCAACCGCCAGCCGGCGCCAGCTGGGACTTCGCTTGGCACGATCTCTGGTTCGAGTCCTCCGCGGATCTGCACTGCGCCCACGTCATGCTCTTCCGGAAGTTCAAGCCGTGGATCGACCTGCCTCGCCAGGGCGCCTGGGCCTTTCCCCGCGAGATCGGCCGCCAGTTCCAGCTTCTCGGTGCACCGCGATGAATGGCCCGGCCGACCCGATCGCCGTCAACACCACGTCGCCGGCGTTCCTCAAGGCGAAGGCGTCGCTCCCCGAGGATCTGCATCCCACGCTCGAGCAGATGTGCCGCGAGTACAAGTGCGCCGCACTCGAGACGATCGGCCAGCCCCTTTTCTCCCCGCGCGTGATCGCGAAGCTGATTCTGATGGGATGGAGAAGCCCATGAGGAATATCTCTTTCGCGCTGACCACGGCGCAATTCCGTGATCGCTCGAAGTCGATAACTCGGCGCCGCGGCTGGTGGGATCTCGAGGTCGACGAGGAGCTGATGGGGGTCGAGAAGAGCCAAGGGCTGAAGAAGGGTGAGCGCGTTGTGAAGCTCGGCCAGATCCTGATCCGTGACGTGCGGATCGAGAAACTCAATCGCCTGGAGCTCGAGTCCGAATATGGCGCGCGGGAAATGATCCGCGAGGGCTTCCCCGGATTACCGCCCGCGGAGTTCGTCTACAACTTCTGCATATCCCACAAGTGCAAGCCGTGGGATGACGTCAATCGCATCGAGTTCGCCTACATGGGGCCGACGGCATGAACGCCCCGGCCAACATCAGGGCGATCAATCTCATGAAGGATAGGCCGCGCGCCTTCACCGCGGCCGAGAAGGCCCTGATTGGCAAGGTGCACGGCTACATGCCGGCTCAGCAGCTGCTCGAGATCCTGAACGAACGCCTCGCCGCCGATCTCGGGCCCGACGAACCGCAGCACACCATGGAGCAGCTCTACGCGGAGATCGGAGACTCAGGCGCCATGCCCGCCGGCGGCCACGACTGGTCGAGCCTGCGCAAGCTCGTCGCGAAGGCGCGCCGCGATGGCGTGCTGGAGCGCGTCACGCGCCAGGTGATCGACGACTTCGCCGTCGTGTTCTCGCTCAACGCGCGCCAGGTCCTCAACCTCCATGATGTCCTGCTGAAGGCGAAGGACGCGGACGAATGAAGCGCACCGTCATCATCCGTAAGGAGCTCGAGGGCGCGATCCTGGACTTCGGCAGCGTCGCGATCGACCTGTCGGAATACGCCACGACCGGGCTGCGCATGGTCGCCGTGGGCCCGAGCGGCATCGGCAAGACCAACGCCGGCCTGCTGGTGGCCGAGCAGCTCTCCCGCCAGGGCTGGGTGTCTATCCTGATCGATCCAGAGGGCGAGCTCGAGTCCATGTACGGCGATGCGGTCCGCGGCGTCAGCGAGCTGCGCGAGCGCCTGGCGAAGCGCGATCAGCCGATCCTGGTCGTGTCGGCGAGGGACGCCTCGGAGTTCATCCCCTACGGCCGCATGATCCTCGAGGCGGCCGAGCAGGACCGCAAGCCGATCTTCGTGATGATGGACGAGGGACAGGCGTTCAGCGCGCCGAAGAAGCGCAAGGGCGACATCGGCGAGGCCTCCGACATCGTCAACCAGTTCGCCGAGCGCGGCCGCAAACGCGCCCTGGATCTCTTTCTCACGGCGCTGCGCTTCACCGGATCCCTCCACCGCTCGATCTTCGGCACGAAGAACCTGTCCCTGATCGGTTGCCAGGAGGATCCGACGGCCTGGGCCGCGCTCGCGCCGCAGTTCCGCTCCTCCAAGATCGAGTTCGGAGATCTCACCGCGCTCGCGCCGGGAGAATTCTTCTGCTTCAGCCGCGCCGGCGCCGAGAAGGTGCGCATGCCGATGGCCGAGGCGCTCAAGCGCGTCGCGCCCAAGGCGAAAGCCGCGAAGCCCAAGCTGCCGACCACCTTCAGCCAATGGGACCGCGCCATGCGCGACGTGCCCACGCCCAGGCTGCGCGCCCTCACGCCGCCCCTGGTTGCCCTGCTCGGCGCCGTCGCCGGCCTCTCACCGCAGCAGATGCTCTCGGGCGACCGAGCCCTGCAGGACGAGCTGGGGACAAGACGATGATTGCCTGGCAGCGCTTCATCCTCGAGCATGGCTGGCGCACGCCCTCGCACGAGCTCGCCGCGGTGCTCGGCCGCTCGATCGAGGAGGTCCTGCGGATCCGCGAAACTGGTGCGTGCTCGAGGCAGAAGAAAACGAAGCGCTTCGTGGAACTCTTCTCGCTCTGGCGCGGCCGCACGCCACGTGATGACGAATGGCCGATGCCTCGGAAAGCCGGCCGGCGCGGCGCCTACGAATGGCAGGCTCCGGATCTCGCCGTGGTCGCGAGCCTGGTCGGGCGTCTCGGTAAGGCGGAGATCTCGAAGATCATGACCGAGCGCCTCCGCAAGCGCACCGGCGATCGCCGCGCCGTGCGCTCGCATCACAGCGTGCAGATGGCGATCAACCACCGCCTGGGCATGGTCACGACCGATGTCGTAGGCGGCATGACGATCGCCGAGGCCGGTCGCGAAGTGGGTTCACGCGCGATCATCTACCAGTGCATCCGCTCGAAGCAGCTGCGCCCGTTTCGCGTGGGGCGCCTCTGGGTGATACCGCGCGCGTCCTGGGAGGCCTGGAAGAAAACGAGGATCTTCCCGCCGAAGGGATATGTCCAGCTGAGCAAGATCCGGCGGCCGCTCGGGATCCGCAGCGACAAGCTGTCCGAGTGGGCGCGCGCCGGCTATATCCCCACCGCGGTGCGCTGCAATCCCTTCGGCCTCGATATTCATTCCACACGGTTCGGCACCTGGTTCATCGATCCGAAGCTCGCGAGAAAGCTCGTCGCCGATCGACGCGCCGGCAGGCCGATGCCCTGGCACGGGAAGCCTGAGCCTGGCAATCTCGCCGTGACCTGGCGCAAGCTGCGCGCGCGCCTGCACCCGAAGGCCTGCAGCACCTGCGCGCAGATCTGGGGCCCGGAGGGTGCACCGCATTCCTACGATGACTACCTGCGCAGATATCCGCCGCTTGCCCTCGGCGCGAAACGGCACCTCACGCGCAAATGGACGCCGGGCATGACGCCGGCGGAGGCCGCGCGCTTTGTCGGATGCGGGCCCTCGAGGGTTGCGCGCGCGATCGCGAATGGAGTGCTGAGCGCGACTCGCCGGGGGCGCCGCATCTATCTCTCGCGGACCGATGCGACGCACTGGCGCGCGCGCAGGTGCCCAACGGGAGACAGCGACAAGTGCTGGATCTCACTCGCGACCGCCAGCAAGCAATACCTGTTCACGCGCCGGCAGCTGCGGCGATTCATCGCCGATCGCAAGCTGCTCGCGAAGATCGGCACCAACGGTCCGATGCGCGGTGAGACCTACGTCTCGAGGCATATGTGCGGGCAGTTGCGCCAGGCGATCGGATTCTCAGAGGATGAGGCGGCGCGCCGCGTCGGTGTCTCGATCGAGAGGCTGCGGATCCTGCTGCACGGATGCCAGTGGCGCGATCAGACGAAAGGAATCCCGCTTGCGACCGTGCGCGCACTGCAGCAGCGGTACGAATCGCAGGAAGGCTACACGCTCGCGCAAGCCGCGGCTGAGCTCGGCGTCTCCGAGAAGTGGATCCATGATCGAAAGCTCGACGGCACGATCAGGATCTCGAGGACCAGGTGGGACCGCCGGCGGATCTACATCAGCAAGCCGCAGTTCAAACGGCTGCTCGAGGCGAAGCGGCATCCTGTGAAGCGCGAACGGTTCGGCGCGAACTGGCTTTTCCTGAGCGCGGCCGCGACGGAGGCAGGCGTCTCCAACGCGACCCTGCACAAGTGGTCGGAGGACGGCGAAGTGAAGCGCCGGCGATCGCGGCTCGGCTGGCGCTATCACCGCAGATCCGTGCGCGCTCGAGCACGACTCTACTGGCAATCCGTCCGCTTTCGTCGCGCCGTGCCGCCGGTCTGGATACCTCCCGGGCACGCGAGCGCGCAGCTCGAGGCGAGGGCCGCATGAAAGCATCCGACTTCAAACCCGACGACGCCGTTCTCTATGTTCCCAGTCACGCGCACGGCGATCGCCGGCATCCGGATTGCGAGCACGGCGTCGTCAGGAGCCAGAACGGGAGCAACGTATTCGTGCGCTATTGGAAAAACGGAGTGCTGCAGAGCACTGCGCAGTCGACGAGCCCGGAGGACCTGGTGAAAGGAGGAGAGAAGCTTATGACCGTCGCCGAAGAAATGGCAGCTGCCCGCGAGAAAATCGCGCCGCCCTCGCACGAGGAGCTGCTCAAGCAGGCGCGCTGGATGGTCCTTCACCCGGATACCCCAGCAAGCCAGCGCCCGATGCTTATGGCGCTGCTTCGGGAGATCGACCTGCTCGAGCTATATCGCAAGGGCCTGAGCTATGACGGCAACGGCCACCCGCATTTCGATCGGGCGATCGCCGCCCGCGCTGCCGAGGCTAGGATTGATCGCGGCGATGCAGTCAATCTAGCGATGGACTGGCTGGAGAATAGGCCGACGCTGACGCCGAATGGGATTCAGGCCCTTTGCAACGCGGTCATGCTCATGGACAAGACCCTCTCCTCCCGCCCCGCGATCATCGAGGAATGCGCGAGGGTGTGCGATGAGCAGTACGAGAAGCACAAGCACTATTTCAGCGTCGGGCCCGGGTTAGCTACGGCCTGCGCCACCGCCATCCGAGCCCTCGCTCCAGGGGGGCAGAATGCAGCGCCGCAGGCTGGGCGGAAACCGTGCTGGTTCATCGAACGCAAAGAAGACCCGCGCTGGATCGAACCGTGGCCGAGTCGGAATTGGACAAACGATCCGCTTGCCGCTCGCGTGTTTAAGTCAAAAGCAGATGCTGAATTGTGTATCAAAGAAGGGCAAGTCTATGGAAGCGAAGCCTTTGCGACTGAGCATGCGTGGCTCGACGCCCCTCCCGCCCCCGCAGAGGTAGCCGAGGGTGCGGGGGAGGACGACCCAATTAAAGAGGTTCAGCTTCTTCGGAGAGCACACGAGACAGATTACATAAACGATGGTGGGCATTTAGCTGACGAGCAGCGTGATATTCAGTATTCCGATATGTGCGCTCTAGCCTTATCACTCGCCACAAAACTGAAGCTCTCCTCCCGCCCCGCGATCGTCGAGGGCTGGCATGGCGGCACAGTAGAGAGCATCTCTGAATACTTCGCCAAGCCGTGCATCGTGGAGAACTTGGCAGCCGCGCATCCCGTCCTGCTCGTCAGGCAGATGGCGAACGAGATTCTTAGGCTACGCGCCCTCGCGCCAGGGGGACAGAATGCAGCCTTACCGTCAGGTGAGTTCACCAACCGTAAGCCCGAAGCTCATGGCGAGGGGCCTGCGGTGGCTGCACCGGATGAGCTAGACCGGCATCTTGAGGGCGAGCATCACGCTATCCGAGCGCAGAGTATCGACAGCCCAATGAATGCCTGCTCGCTCAAGGAAACCTGCCTGTGGCTGAAGAAGATCGCCCTCTCTGCCCCACCCACCCCCGCAGAGGTAGCCGAGGGTGCGGGGGAGGACTTGCGGAAGCTAGCGCTGAATCTTCCGGTATTCGACAAGAACCGAAACCAGTTCACAGTCGCAATGATGCAAGTAGCGATGGAGCAGGCAGCGAATTGCATCACTGACTTGCTCGCCCTCCGTGCCGCCCCCTCGCTGTCGATAGACTTCGATCTGCTGCAAACGCTCCAGATGCGGTGCAACTACATCATCAATGGCTACAGCGACGCAAAATTAGAAGCCAAAGAAATGGGACGCCTGATCGGAGAGGCCCTCCTAGCGAAGGTGCGAGAGGCGGGGAAGTGAAGAACATGCTGAAACTCGCGAAGGATCTGGTGCTACCGCTCGAAGCGGTGACGCAGACAATCGCGATCCTCGCGAAGCGGAGAGCAGGCAAGAGCTACACGATGCGGCGCCTGGTCGAGCAGTTGTTCCAAGCCGGGCAGCAAGTCGTGCTCGTCGACCCGAAGGGCGACCAGTGGGGTGTCCGTTCCTCGGCCGACGGTAAGGCTCCAGGTCTGCCGATCGTGATCCTGGGCGGTGAGCGCGGCGATGTGCCGCTCGAACCGAACTCAGGTGAGGTTGTCGCAAAGCTCGTTGTCGAGGAGCGGGTCAGCGTCCTGCTCGACCTCTCTACCTTCCGTAAGCACGAGGTCGCCACCTTCATGACCGCGTTCATGGAGAACCTGTACCGACTGAAGGCGCGCGAGATTTACCGGACGCCGATGATGCTCGTGATCGACGAGGCGGACGCCATCGCTCCGCAGAAACCGCAAAAGGGCGAGGAGCGCATGCTGGGTGCCGCCGAGGACATCGTGCGCCGCGGTGGGCAGCGCGGCATCGGCTGCGTGCTGGTGACGCAGCGCTCGGCGGTGCTGAACAAGAACGTCCTCACCCAGGCGCAGATGCTGGTCGCCCTGCGCACAATCGCGCCGCAGGATCTCGCGGCGATGAATGCCTGGATCGATGTGCATGGAACGCCGGAACAGCGCAAGACCCTGATGGAGTCGCTGCCCTCCCTTCCGATCGGTGATGCCTGGTTCTGGTCCCCTGGTTGGCCGACGGCCGAGGGCATCTTCAAGCGCACCCACGTCCTGCCGATCGAGACCTTCGATTCCGGCAAGAGCCCCGAGCCCGGTGTAAAGCCCGTCGAACCGAAGAACCTGGCCGACGTCGACCTCGATGCGCTCAAGGGCCAGATGGCCGCGACGATCGAGAAGGCGAAGGCCGACGACCCGAAGCGCTTGAAAGCCAGAATCGCCGAGCTCGAGCGCGCCGCCAAAAAACCACAGGCCGCAGACGGGCCAACGCCAGCGTGGCGCGCCGAGTACGAGGCGGCGCACGCGCGGGACACGGCAGTAGCGCACGCTTCCGGCTTGCAGGAAGGGCTGCGCAAGGCCCTACCGCGCCTGCGCCAGGCATCGGCCGCGCTCTCCGAGGCCACGAGGTCGCTCGATGCAGCAATGGCCGAAGCCGAGCGCGAGCCGGCCCCTGCTGCGGTGTATGTCAAACGTCATACATCTGGCGTACGGCCGCGCACGAACGGAAGCGGCCGACAGTCGGGGCACGTACCCGTTGAGGGCGTCAGCCGGTCCCAGCAGCGCATCCTTGACTCCCTGGAATCCCTGGAGGGCATGGGAATCGCCCAGCCGAGCAAGGAGCAGCTCGCGCTCTGGGCGGAGGTCTCGCCCACGAGCGGGGGCTATTTCAACAATCTGGGGACCCTCAGAAGCGCCGGTTTGATCGAATACCCCTCCGGGGGCCTGGTCAGGCTCACGGAGGCCGGTAGGAAGGCCGCCCAGGCCTCGGAACCGATGAGCGTCGAGGAAATGCAGGAGTCACTCTGCCGCAAGATCGGGGCGTCCAAGGCGGCCATCGTCCGCGCCCTGATCGAGATCTACCCGAAGTCGATCGCGAAGGACGATTTGGCTGGGAAGATTGGGGTATCCCCGACCTCGGGCGGGTACTTCAACAACCTGGGCTCGCTGCGCACCCTCGGCGTGATCGACTATCCCACGCCCGGGCAGGCCGTCGCGCTGCCGGTGCTATTCCTGGAAGCCTGATGTTCACCCAGGCCGGCATCAACACGCACCCCGTCGCCGTCGTCTGCTTCGCGCGCGTATCGCGCAACAGGCGCGGCGGAGGCATGCGCTGGTGCTGGCTCATGCGCTGGGCGAGCGGCGACATGGCCTGGTGCTCGAGCACGATGGCGAGCTGGGGAGAGCAGGTGCACTTCCACAATGTGTTCGAGCTCGATCACGGCGTCTGGGGCCCGAGCTGGCCCACGGATCCGGCCGCCGGCGCGCGCCATTGGATCGAGAAGGGAGTCGCGCCAGACGCGAACAGCTGGAAGGCAGAGCTGCAGGTCGAGGCGCTCCAGGAACAGCACGCGTGACGCCCTATCTCACCGACGCCGAGATCGAGCACATCACCGAGCCTCTCACCCAGGGCGCAGCGCGGATCCGCTTCTTCGAAAAGCTCGGCTGCAAGGTGAAGCAGCGGCCGAATGGCCAGCCCCTCGTCGGCCGCGTCGAATACGAAGCCGTGATGACCAGCCGCAGGAACGCGCAGCTCCCGCCCGCCGCCGGCGAGCTCGTGCGCCCCGATTGGGCCAAGCTCCGAGCGGCTCGTCATCGAGCGTGATAGGCTGGCCGCCCCCATGAGCACCGAAAAAACCTGCGGCACATGCCGATTCAGCGAAGGAGAGGATCACCGAGACGCTCCGGACGATCTGCCTGATGGATATTTCGTCTGCACGTTGATCAAGCATGAACAGGTCGCGCCCTATCGGAGTAAAGACCGAGCGGAATTTACTGGCCTCGGCGCTTTCGTGACCGATGCCAGCGGCTATTTCGCGGCACTTTGCGTAGAAGCCGATTTCGGCTGCAACAAGTGGCAACCGAAAATAGACCCAGTTCCGGGACAAAACTAGCACAGATGGGACGCCGCAGAAAAGACGGTAATCCCCTCGGCCTCGAGCCGCGCGTCTACGCGCACCATGGCCAGTTCATCTATCGGCACCGCGACGGCACGGCCGAGCAGCTCGGCAAGGACGTCGCTCGCGCGAACGCGCGCGCCAAGATCTACAACGATCCGGATCATCGCTTCGGCACCCTCGGCTATTTCCTCGATCTCTACATCGCCGAGGCTGAGGCTGGAAGACTCCTCCGGAAGAAGAAGCCACGCACGATCGCCGACTACAAGGTGCACGCGCCTTTCCTGAAATCGGTGTTCGAGCAGCTGCTCCCGACCGACCTGGTGCGACAGCCGGAGCTGCTCGCGGAATACCGCGATCGTCGCAAGGCCAAGGTCCGCGCGAATCGCGAGCTCTCTCTCCTGTCCGCGATGTATGCATGGCTCATCGAGAAAGGCTACTCCCCGGGCCTCAATGTGAATCCAGTGGGCAACGTCGCGCGCAATCCTGAGAAGCCGAAGGAGCGCTATGTGGAAGATGCTGACGCCGGCGCCGTTGCTGCGATCGCGCTCCGATCCGTGTGCATGGCCATGCGCCTGGTCTATATCACGCTGCAGCGCCCGGCTGACATTCTCGCTCTCTCGCCTCAGTCACTCACAACGAAGACCGTCGGCGGGGTCGCAAAGCGCGTGCTCTCCGTGACACAAGGAAAGACAGGACGCACAGTCAATATCGAGCTGACGGACGAGCTCGAGGAAACGCTCTATATGCTGTCTCCCGATCGCGAGCCCGGGAAGATGAAGATCTCGGAATCGGTGACGAAGCTCGTAAAGACCTTCGTGCACACCTCCGACGGATCAAGGTATTCGGATGACGGAATGCGCGCGATGCTGCGGCGCTATTGCTTGAAGTGCGGAGTCTCGACCTTTGGGCTGATGGATCTCCGTGCGAAGGGCGCGACGGATATGTATCTCAACGGTATCCCGCTCGAGCGCATCCAGATGCTCATGGGCCACAAGTCGGTTGTGACGACGGAGATCTATATCAAGCGGCTCCTGGCGCTCGTGCGGATCGCCCAGCCGAACCGGGTTAAAACCGGGTTCGCGTGAAGATCGGTGAAGGAGAATATACAGTGACCGCTCATAGCGAGCCGTACAGGTCGAAATGGCGGAATAATTTTCACCGAGCTTTCGACGTTGTGGCCTCAGAATTCGCTGGCTTACGTCGTTTGCGCCCTCTGTCTGTTAATCCGCAGGTCCCAGGTTCGAGCCCTGGTCGGGGAGCCAAAAACAACGAGTTGGAGAGGAGGATGACTCGGACGCGTCGAAGAATATTCACCACTGGTGAAAATCTTCTGTGCGTCTGCGCGCTCGCCTTCGCTCACACGAGCGCATTCGCTGCAGACCCCTGGAGCACTGGAGACACCGTGCGAGAGGTGATCAACGCATCGCTGCTCGTGACCGATTGGGCGCAGACCCGTTATGCCGTGCAGCATCCGTGCGGTCAATACGAATTCTGCACCGACCCCAATCATGAACATGGCTATGCCAGATATTTCATCAGCGAACATCCCACCCTCGGACAAGTGGACGCCTATTTCGCAGCGAGCATCGTTCTGCACGCCGCAATTTCATATGTCCTTCCACGCGGTTGGCGCGATGGCTGGCAATACGGCACGGCCGTCCTCGAGCTGAGGACTGTAATCAGGAATCACCATGCTGGGATCGACATCGGGTTGAGCTTCCCGATTTGACATTTTTACTGTTTCGGCAAATAAATCCCGAAGAGCTTCACTATGCTTTCGGTGACCTGGCCAGTCTCGAGCAGCTTCTTCGCCCGCACCTTCACGTTGAAGAGCTCCCAGGTCGCCGGGTGCATGCGCCGATTGTCCTGGCCGTCCGATTCCCAGTTCTGCCAGCTCTTGAGCGCCGAGTGCACGAGCTCGCCCGCTTGCGTTTGCGTGAGGCCGGCAGCCTCGCGCGCGCGCTGGATCTCGGCCGGTTTCGGATTCGCGCTGAAGCCGCGATTGGTCTGGCTTCGGTTGGGATGGTTGCTCATGGTCCGCCCTCTTCTGGTTGCGATCGTTTGACGATCTGGCGCACGTGCGCTCGGTCGATAGAGAATAACATTCGTCCTCATGATGTTTCCCGCCAAGGCGCAAGCGCGCGCTCGAGCTCATCCAGATCGACATCCAGCTCGCCGGCGGCCGATCGAGGCGCCCTCGCCTTCTGCGGCCACACGGATTCGAAGATCACGGTAAGCGGGATCCGCTTCCGCTGCTGTGTGTCCTTCAGGTGCACCTCGAGCGAATCTGGTAGGCCGCGCTCAGGCTCCGCCGGCAGCAGCGTGACATTGCCCAAGCGGCCGTTGATGACGATCGAGGTTTCGCGTCGGACGGGTGAATCGAGTTTCGTGGTCATGAAGTCCTCCAACTGCCCCAGAACCCCGAGGCGCGGGAGAGTCCCGGAAAACCCGGGACTCCGTTGAGGTTTCGGATTTCAATGCGTCCCGGCCGCGGCGATCTCGGCCTTCGAGAATTCGCGCGCGAACGGTGTATTGCAGTCGTTGCAGGTCGCACGGAACTCATCGCGCGAAACGCGGGCGATCACACCGCAGCCGCAGACGAACTTGCGAAGGCGCGAGCCCGAGCCGACGCCGCGTGATTTGCCGCCCTTCGCGCCGACTCCTGCGCCGCAGCCGCGCAGCTTGATCTGGAGCGGCGTGCCGTTCGGATTGATGCCACCGAACGGAGTCGGGCACCCGTCGGTCGGCTGCGGAAGCGCGGCGATCGCTTCGCGGATGTCGGAGGAGAAGCACGCGAGGGAATATTTGGTGCCAGCCGCGCGCACGAACTGCAGGCCAAGGCGCTCGCACGCTTCCTGCCAGCCCTTGCCGTGGCCCTTACCCATTCCGGCGAGCACATGACCGAGTTCGTGCAGCGTTGTGCCTGCGACTTGAACCGGAGAGTCCTCGCCGAAAGCGCAAATCTCGGCGAAGGCATGCTCGTGACCGTTTTTCCAGCAGCCGAAATAGGTGACGCCGCGCGTGGCCTTGGATCCGGCGCCGTAGACCAGCTTCGCATCGAGGGCGGCGGCGCGCTCCTCTGCGGTTAAACGCTGAACGGCGATCTGACGGACGGCTTGGATGAACTGCTCGTGGGTGAAGGATTGCATCTTCTACTCCTTGGCCCCTGATTCCCGAGGCGCGGTATTGCGGGGCGCTGCTTTGTGGAGGCGGCGGGAGTCGAACCCGCTTGGTCTGGATCTAGAGCCCTACCTGGTTACCGAACCCACCCCCTACAATTCACACGATACGCTCAATGGGCGTATATGTCAAGGGGTAGATCAAACTATTTTCGAGAGGAGTGCTGCGAGGGGTGGCCGCCGGGGGGGCGGGCTGGCGGTGGGCCAGGCTTGGAGGGGGACGGTAAAGCGCCCTTGACCGCGGGTAATACACGGGGGATACTTCGGCCTTCTAGAGCCGACCTGGTACCACTGAAGAGCCCCGCCGCGAGCGGGGCTTTTCTTTTGGGGCTATCCGACCGGTGCCGCGCCGGGCGCCGCGACCTTGGCAGCGATGGCCACATGCAGAGCCGCGAGGTCCGCGTTGTCGGTCTGGAACAAGCCGGCGATCTCCTCCGGCGTCGGATCCCTGTTCTGAGCTTGGGCGTTCTGCACGACCGCGCTCGCCTGCTGGAGCGATACCGCGAGCTCGGCAACGGCCGCCGCGATCGCCGCTGCCCTGGCGATCAGAAGTGCTGTACCTGTAAGGGCTACTGCTGACATTTCGGTTCTCCTCGGATTCGAAAAAAGTTACTTCCCGACGGTCTGGTAGTAGACCGCCAGTTGGTTGAGGACCACGCTCACCAGTTGCAACTGCTGAAGTGGCGTCGTGGCCTTGTTGCAGGAGATCGTCTGCACCGCGAGCGCCGCGACCTGGATAGTCGAACCGGGACTCGCCGGCGCCTGAACGACCCCCTGAACCGTAGCCGTCGGGCAGCCGGAGAGTGCCAGGTTCGAAGCATTCAGCCCGACCTGGGTCTTGTCGAGGTATCCGGCGACCTCGTCCGCCTGGGCAGCAGTGATGCTGCCGCTGGCGAGCGCATTTGCCGTGCTCTTCACCAGGCCATCGTGAAGCGAAACGGCATAGACCACCTGGTCCGCGGTGCTCGTCGCAGGAGCGAGTCCAAGGGAGGAGCATCCGAGGAACATCGACATGACCGCGAGCAGCAGGAGCACAAACGAGAGCCGCGCGAACCCTGCCTGCTTCGGAGCCGCGACGGCCTCAGGTCCAGCAGGCGCAGCTGGCTTGCTTTTGCCGATGGTGATATTGCCAAGTCTGCCCGCGAGATTCGCGAGGCCGTTATTCAGCGCGACGACAGCGCCGACGAGCGATCCCAGGATCGCGACAACCCACGGCGTAGCGGTCCCGATCGCGACCGTGACGAAGCCGCCCAGGGCCTGCTCGAGCGAGGGCGATGAGAGGTCGATTCCCTTGGTTTTGAGGTAGGCCACGACCGCGGGCGCGAGCGTCGATCCGACGCCCGTCACGAAGGCCGTGGTCAGCGTGCTAGGTTGGTCCTGCATCTGCGTTCTCCTTGATTATTGCGGTTTGAAAAATCTGGTGCGGATCCAGTCCAGGCCACGAGAGCCAGAGAATCCTGCGATGCCGACCAGGACGAATAGAGTCATTTCAGGAGGCGCCGAGTCGAGGCCGATCCATTTGGGCGAGCTCTTCGCGAGGAAGTAGGCCATGACGCCGGCGAGCTCGGCCGCGAAGAAGCTCTGCACAATCTCAAGGCGCGTCTTCAGCAGATTGCCGCCGTTCAGTGTGATGTCGACCCAGCCGGCGAGCTTGGGAAGATCCGACGCGACCCACCCGAGCAGAGCGAAGCCGGCGAGCCAGATGTAAGTCGCGAAGTGCACCTTCTCAGGATCGAGATCCGATACTTGCGCCTGCGCTATCTGCGCAAGGAACACGGTCATCAGCGTCGCTCCGAATAGCCTTACCCCTCTCCCGTCCATTGCGGCCTCCGTCTGTTCAACGCTTGAAGATCATCGTGCTGGTTGGAATGCTCTCATCGACGGCGAGCCGCACGCGAAAGTTTTCCCAGAAGATCCATCCCTGCATCGCGAAGGTCGATGGCGCGATGATGATCAGGACGAAGACCGTCTCCCAGACGTGCGTGTCGATCATCATCTTCACGATCCAGAGCCATACGAGCGCGGACAATCCAGAGACGAACAGGCGCGCTTTCGCCGAATGCAGCAGCTGCGAGAGCGTCCAGCGACGACCGTAAAACCATTCCACGAACGCCGCGATGCATTGGGATGAACCGACGACGCCCAGCATCACGAGCCACCAGATCACGCTGTCGTGGTTCTCGAGCAGAACCTCGCGCAGCAGGCCTCGGCCGAGGCCTCCCGACAGGGCCCACGCGATCGCCATCAGTCCCAAGTAGAACTCAAGCGGCAACAGGAATCGGCTCGCAACCTTTTTGACAGGTCCAGACATCATTTCAACCTCCGGATGGGAACTGCTCTTCGATAAGCAGCTGAAACTGAGCGACGTCCCGTTGCGCCGCCATGAATTCCGCGAAAGTAGCGCGGCTCTCGGTGACCATCTCGTCCGGGCCGTCGACGCCATCGCGGTCTTCGCCCGTCAGGATGATTTTCTTACCTACGCAAAAACAGCCCTTGGAGCTGTCGCCCCAGTTGCCCCAGTGAAAGAGGATCCCGCTGTGCCCCGCGACGCCGAGCACCGCAAATGTTTCGAAATCTTCGGTCATGCCGTCGAGCCGATGCGGCCCGCGCGCGCATTCGTAAGCGCCAGCGCGAACCTTTGGGCGCCAGGTGCCATCGGGCTGCTTGTAGGCGTGCGTGACGAACACGCAAAGAGGGCGCGCCTCGCCGTCAGCCGTATCGTCCAATAGGATCCATCCGAAGATCCCGTCCGAACGGGCCTCGGTATATTTGAGCCTGAGATTCAAAGGCTGCCGCTTGCGACTATGTAGGTGCTCGTGCCGCCCGAGTTTCCGCCGACGCCTATGGCTCTCCGGCCGGACCAGGCTAGCCCGAAAACGTACTTATTGCTGCCGCCGGGATTCGCCGCTCTTCTCCAGTTCGAACCGTCATCGGAGAGCTTCATGCTCGTGACCACCGAGCCAAGACCGTCCACGCCTCCGGCGACCAAGACCGCGCCCGTAGAAACCAGCGACCTAAAGTCGTCTCCACTGGCGAAACTGTTTGAGACATTGCTCCAATTGTCACCGTCAAAACTCGAAAGGATTAGAGGTGGTGTAGTCGATACATGATCGCCGACGGCGATCCAGCGCAGAGTCGCTTTGTGCCAGGCCACGCTATATAGGCTAGCTGCAGATGCAGGAACGCTCGCGGCCTGCGCCCATGTTATGCCGTCGTCGCTGAAAGCTATGGACGGCGTGCCGGCGTTCGAATCTCCGACCGCCACATAGCGCTTGCCATTCCAGGCAACGGCGCGCAGCCTAACTGTGCTGCTATTGGTTCGCACCGTCCAGGTAACACCATCTGGACTCGTTAGCGTGTAGGCGCTGCCGCTTGATGCATTGCCTACTGCGACGAACTTGTCGCCGAAGCAGACACCGTTCAGTCCGGCCGTGGTCGTACCTCTCGCCGTCCAGGTGACAGCGTCAGCGCTCGAATACGCATTCTGGACGCCGGCGGATCCGCCGACCGCGACGATGATCGATCCGGAGGCCGCCAAGCCTTGGATCGCGGATGTCATGCCGTTCGACTGGTTCGTAAGCACCAGGTCGTTTGCGAACGTATAGAGTAACGGGTTGCTGGTCACGATGTCGCCGGCCGCCACGAACTTCTGAAGGAATCCGACCCATGCGACGGCATGCAGGATCTTCGCGGTAGCCTGGTCCAGCACGGCTATCCAGCTGCTCAAGACCGAACTCTCGAGATCTCCGCCAAGGACAGTCGGATTGTCCTGAACTGCGGCGGGGTTACCGGGCACATACTGAACGCGCGAGCCGCCGCGCGCGCCGGACATATCCGGGAGCGGGAACGCAATTCCGTCTCCGGTGCCGACGTAGTAAGAGTAAAGATTGAGCGCGCCTTGAAAGTCAAACTCTGTACTCGGCGACGGAAGCGTGGCAGCGACAATGGGCGTCGATCCATTCCTCGCAACGAATCCTGTTGTCAGGCCAGTCGCGATGGTGCTGGCCCCGTCGAGGATGATCAGTAAGCCGCCCGGAGCTCCGCCGGCGCCGCTGCCGCCGTACATAAAATAGTTCCCGACGTCCAGGGAGTCGCCTGGGAATCCGTCTGCGCCGCTCGTGTCTATCTGCCCGGCGACGCCGAAAGAGATTCCCTTGCATGTGATGAGGATGCCGCCGCCGCCGGCGCCCCCAACGCCTCCGCGCACGCCGGCGCCCCCGATCTTTCGCGGATCGCCGAGCAGCGGATTGCCGCTATTCGCCCATACGCCGGTCGATCCGGAAGAGCCACGAAGATCATTCGGGACTCCGGAAAGATTGGCGCCGTCCCACGAGAGGACGAAGACGGGCATCGTCGGATTGTTCCCCTGAACAACGTCGCCGCGAATCGAGTTGGCGATCACGCCGTCGATGTAAGCGCCGCCTCCGGCCTCAGTTGATCCGATGAAGCCCTGCGTGCCAAGGTTGGTGGTGTAGCTGGATGGATCTCGTGACAAGGGCGCAACCTTCGAGGCACCAAGAATCCCGGCACCCTTACCAGTCATCCTGCCGTTCACGGTGAGAAATCCGTTCACGCGCAGCCAGATATTTTGCGTCCAGTTGATGAGCACGGACGCGTCTATCTGCAAATCGCCGTTGTAGTAGTAGACGGCAGAGGTCGAAAGCAGCGACGTCGAACCCTGAAGAGTGCCGCCGGCGGTGACATGCCCTGGGCTCGACCCCGCGATCGTGATCACGCTGGCGAGCGATGTTCCGGTTCCTGTATACCAACCAGACGTAAGAACGGACGCATCCGCCGTCGCGGCAACCGCGTCCGGCGCGCGCGAGGTTGCCATGAGCTTGAAGGAGAGCTTCCCGGTCTCCCATTCGATGCTGACATTCTGGATCTCGAAAGAGCGATCGAGCGAGACGATTTGTCCGGACGAAGACGCGATGTAGTCGCGGATGTTCGCCAGTTTCACGCGAGCTATCTCGCCTACCTCGAGCCCGTTTTGCGTCGCGTACGTCGAGATGTCTAGCCTGAGCGGCGGCGAGCTGTACCGATCACGGAAGGCGTCGAATCTGCCTTGCAGCATCGCGGCCGTGTGCCTGCTGCCATAGAGGCCGCGGAACGCGAGCGTCAGAACATCGGCCGTCTGGTAAATCTCCGTCGACCCCTCATCGATCAGGAAATTCTGACGCGTGAAATCGTCCTGGACGAGCTCGTAATTCCAGTCGATCTCGAGGACATTGTGCAGGGAAACGAAATCGTGCAGCAGGTCTCCATAGCTCACGACGTTCGTCTCGTCGAACTGCGCTGAATAGGCCGCCCCAGTCAGGATGTTCGACATGCGCTTCAGGCCTAGCGAGCCATCGGCATAGACCGGCATGAAGACACCAAGCAAGAGCGCGAGCTCTGTCTCGAGGAACTTCTTCCCGTCGGTCTTCTTCATCGCCTGGAAGAAGACGTTGAATCCAAGATCGTCGTCGATCGCGCTGTAGAGATCGTCCTTGTTCAGATAGTCTGAGAGCCGGACGAGGCTTGGATCGACGCCAAGATTCCACGAGGTCGGAAGCATGGATCCTGCGCGCGCGGCTGAGGTCGTGACTGCATAGGGCAGCGCGAGCGGGCCTACATTGAGCTGCTCGGCCCAGAGCAGCACGCCCGAGGTTCCGTCGCCTGCATAGTTCGAAGGGCCGCCGTTCGACTGCGCCATGTAGGTGATGCCGACCACCAGATTGACCGAGGTCGAAACGCCGGTGACGCTGCAACGATAGAAGCCGCCCGGGACTGGCGTGATCGTCGCGGCGCCGAGTGCGTTCCCGATGATGCCGGCTGAAATATCGAAATAGACCGAAGACCACGCAGTTGTTCCGTCCTGCACCTGCAGGATGATCCAGTTACGGCCGGCGGCCTTGGCGCAGACCGAATAGGTATATTGGACAGGGGCCGTAGCCTTCGAGAGATTCTGAGCGATCGAATGCGAGGTGCTCGTGTTGTCCTCGACGAGCTTGTCCGCGGTGACCGTTCCGTCCGGAGCGGCTCCGGCATTCGCGCTGACTGACGAGGCGGTCTTCGTCCAGGCCGCATTGTCCAGAGTCTGCGATTGCGGGAAGAGGTTCTCCGTCCCGAGGATATTCCCCGTGAGGACCGCATACATCAATTTGAGCGCCGGCAGCTCGAGATAGACGAATTCGTCTACCTTCGGCTGCTGATCAGCGGTCGACGTGGGATCAACCGGGTGGTCCGCGGCGAGCGTATTCAAAACGCCTCGAGCGCAACCAGTGAACGAAGTCGGCGTCGTCGCGGTAGCGCGGATGACCTCGTCATTCAACTTGAAATAGAGAACGGTCGCGTTCGGCGCATCGCTATACGTCGAGCCGTGCTCGAGGAGCTCGAAGTCGGTTGTCGAAACCACATTGATCGTGGTGTCTGCCGCCAGAACGCTCGCGGTGATCGTGGTGCTCGCGACGTCGAAGATGTTGTTCCGCAGCTGCCGCTGCACGTCCAGGCATCGAATCGAATACGCGCCGTCCTTGTAGGAGGCGTCCTGAACCATCTGAGTCTGGACAAGGGAATAATCCGACCAGGCCAGCCCGGCGTACCCGACATAAAGCCTCACGCGCTGTGACCTGGTCGAACGCCCGAGGGCGAGCTGTCCGCCCAGCGCGAGAGTCACGGATCCAGAGCGATCGACAAGAGAGAAGTTGAAATTCCCGATCGACGCGTTGGCCGTGTCTGGATTGAGCGTCTGGCTGGTGCCGGAAAGCGCCTGTACGACGTTCGATATGGCGACTGCGCCCGCCGGCAAAGCCGCATCGGTGTGCGAGGTGAAATATCGGAGCACTGTTGCCCCGAGATCGAACGCCATCTCGATCACGTAGCGCGGCTCCTTCGAGAGAGCGCGATTCGCGGCCGCGAAGACTGCGGTGTCTGTCCTCACGGAATCAGGTCAGAAGCAGGAGGTTGAACGAGAGCTTGAACTTGCTCGGGCCGATGCGGGCCTCCTGATAGCCGTCATCATCGAGCACGGCCGGGACGATCGCGCCTGGGACGGCGATGGTGCCGTATCGATCGAACTGCATCACCTCACCGGCAAAGGACGAAGCGAGCATCTCTCGCCATTGCGGCATGGAAGTTTCATCGATCAGATCCCCGCTCGGCGGTCCCAGGGCTGTTACCGCCATACGTACCTCGCGCCTGGTGTAGACGACCTCGGGCTGGCCGCCGCCCAGGGCGGTCTGCGACGCCCTGATCGCCTTCGCGCTGCGATCTGAGACCTCTGAATAGAACTCGAGTTGATAGGTCTGGCCGAAGCCGCGTTTATAGCCAGTGATGAGCACGGGCGTCGTGCGCACTAGGGCGGCAGGTGTCCCGCCGCTCGTGTTGATCGTCCAGGTTTCTCCTGTATAGGAGACGACGGAGGTTGCCCCTGCAGCGGCGCGTCCCGGATTGAAGACCGCCGCCACCGTGCCGTTGATGCCATTGCGCATCTCCGCGTAGTAGTACTTGCCGGAAAAGAACGTCGCAAGTCCGGCGCTCTCGGTGCCTAGCTCAACCGGAGAAGTTCCGTCGAAGATGCTCGTCGCCGTGGCCTGCGTCACCGTAGCGCCGAGCTGTGTCCACGTTCCAAGTCCGGTCGTCGGGTCGTAGTCGTCGCTGGTGTAGAAGACGAAGGTGCGGCCGCTCGCGCCATTGTTGACGTCAAACGTCACGCGCACCCAGTGAGCGCTCCCCGCCGAGAACCCTACGGCGGCAGTTGAAGTAGCGCTCTTTAGAGCGGTGCCGTTCTCCGTCCAAAAGAAGGAGAGGAATCCGCTCAGGTCCATCACCCAGGCGTAGGAATAATTCGAGCCCACGTTGTCCTTGACGATGATCGCCTGCGATCCAGACCCAGTCGCCCAAAGATTGGGAGCGATCTTCGAGCGGAAGTCGATGTCTCCGGTAAAACTTACAGCCGCGCTGTCTGGCGTAGTCACGTTGTTCCCGGCGATACCCGGTATGCTCAGATATTCCGCGCCCTCGTCGAAAAGCTGCGGCCCTTGCAGCAACGCCGGCGGCGTGCCAGAGCTGTTGATCGTCCACGTTTCTCCGGTCGCGGCCACGAAGGTCGTCGCGCCGCGCGACGCGCGAGTCGGGTCGAACGCAGCCACGATTGGTCCGCCGATGCCATTGCGAACCTCGGCGTAGTAGATGCTTCCAACGACGAGAGAATTTCCGACAAACAGGGCTCCAGTGCCGTTGTGAATCGCGCCCGATGTAATGGTGATATTGGTGCCCAGCTGCGTGAACACCACGCCATCTGTGCTGGTGAAGAACTGGACGACACCGCTGCCCGAATTGTAAGTGGCCTTGAACCAGCCGATGACGCCGTCGACAAATGGCACCGGCGCAGAACTGGTTGCGATGCGGCCGCTCGTCGTTACCCCATCGCTCGTGTATTGAAAATTCAGTGTGCCGGCGGAGCCGATAAAGATGACGTAATCCCGATTTGTGCTTGCGTCGTCTTTTCCGATGAGCTGCCAGTTTCCGGATTGCGTCCAATCTGGCAGAACGGCGCGCGCCGTAAGCTCTATGCTGCCTGTGACGCTCGCCGCTGCGCTGTCGGGAGTGCTGGCAAAATTTCCCGCGACGCCCGGCAACCTCAGATGATCGATCGGCGGCGTGAGCGTCAGGATCTTCCCCGAGGTCGAATTGGCCTTCACCTGGTACCATCCTGAGCTGCGCGTGAAGCCAGAGACCTGCACCCACTGGTCCTGGACGAAACCGGAAAGCACGGATGAAAGCGCATTGATCGAATCGTCGGCGGCGGAGGTGAACGCGTCCGTGATCGAGAGCGCAGGGCCGAGAGTCTCGATGTCGCGCTTGGCGGTATAGGCGATCGTGCCCATGTCAGGATTGCAGGATCGCGGCCTGGCGCGAGTTCTGGCCGATGATCACGATGTCGCGGTTGTCCACCGCGTCCTTTATCTGCGGGATTACCTCATCCTGCACGAGCTTCCGGATACCATCGTCACCCAGAACGCCGCTATTCGTGATGTTGACGTTCACCACGGTTTGCGACGATGCCGGCAAGCTGGTGGCTGGCGCCGTCGATCCAATGCCGGGCGTGGTGGCGATGGGATTGGACACGGATCCCGCACTCGCGCCTCCTGATCCAACTTGGGAGGCCTGGGCGATTCCGGTCGCTGCGATAAGCGCGATCTGAATTGCTCCCAAGGATTGTATTTGCGCTGCCAGCGCGGCACCGGCGACGGGACCAAGGCCGATCGGAGGAGGAGCAAACGCGGCCATGGACGCGACGGCGGTCTGCTGAATCACCTGCGCGATCGCGAGCGCCTTTTGGATAGCGATCACTGCGATGGCCGCTGCTTTCGACTTGCCTGCGAATACCTGGAGGAAGTCGGCCGCGAGCTGCCAGGTGTTCATCTCCAAGTTCGTGACGATCATGGCCTTCTGCCGTTGCTGCTCCTGTTCCTGATATATCGCTGTCGCACGCGCATCCTGGTAACGGGCGAATACCAGCATGCTCTGGCCCTGCCAATAGTCGTCGGTGATGAACTCCTTTTCCCGGGCTTCATTCAGGAGCGACTGTTCCTGCGTATAGCGTTGCTCGATGATCTGGAGCGCGGTCTGATTGTGCGTTAGGAGCGCGCTGAGCTGAGCGGCAAGCGCCGCGTTGTATTGGTCTTTGGGCGTGATACCGAGATCTCCGCCGCCTTGATTCATGGCCGCTCGCTGCGCTGCGATCTGCTTCGCCGCGGAGTCCATTTCTGTTTTCATGCGAGCCACGAAGGCGACGAACTTGTCGTGCGGCAGGCCCTGGGCGATCAGGTCGTTCAGCTCCTTCTGTACCGAGTCGCCGACGTCGAAGAATCCTTGGGCGAGCGAATGAAGGTCATCGCCTATGTCGCCAGCGTTCTGCTGCACCGCGCGCGCCGCCTCTCCCATCGCTCCTGGGAGTCTAGCCGCCCACTTCGTGATCGGGTTGTCGGAGACAGCCTTCGCTATCATGGAGAACGACTCGAGAGTCGCGCCCGTGAAATCGGCCAGCACGACCTTGATCGCCATATAGGCGTATTTCACGCCCTGGAGCGCGTTCAGGAGATATCCGATCGCCTCGACCGTGAACCCGGTGCTCTCCACGACCTGATCACGGAAGCCATTCGCTTCCTTGGAAGCGTCCGCGAAGCCGTTCGCCAAGCCAGCAATCATCGGCGCGAGGTTGAGGGCGATCGTAGTGAAGAGACCCTTGCCGGCTGCGTCGGCCCGCTTCATGGCGTCGTTCGCGAGCTCGATCTTGGCCGCGTCGACGCGATCGAGCGCCAGGCCCCAAGCCTTCGTATCCTCTTCGGCCTCCTGGAAAGCCTTGGAGCCCTCTGCGACTAGACCCGCCATCTGTCCAGCCTGACGGCCCATGACCGCCTGCGCGGTCGCGTTCCTGACCGTCGCGTTCTCCATTTTCCCAAGACGATCGATCACGAGCGAGAGCTGCTGGTCCATCGGGAGCTTCAGGAACGTCGACACCTCGATCCCGAGGCGTTGATACGCGAGCCTCGAGGCCTCAGTGCCCTGCATCGCGTCCACGCTGCTCTTCGCAATTCCTTTCAGGGCATTCGATAGACCGTCCTGCGAAACGCCGGCGAGGTCCGCGGCGTGCTGCATGCCGATCAGGGTTTCTGTAGCGATCCCGAAGCGGTCTGAGAGCTTAGCTGCCTGGTCGGCTGCGTTGGCCGCGTTCTTCGTCAGGTCAGCGAACCCGGCGATCGAGAGCCCGACCCCCAGGCTCGCGAACATGCTCTTGAGGCTGCCGACCGCGTCGCTCATGCTCTTGGTCGCGTCTCCGACCATCGCTTTCGCCTTGGCCATATCATCGGCCAGGCGCGCGATATTCGCGCTCATCTGGATTTCAAGGGAACCGGCGATCATAGGGCGGCGAGCTTTCTCATGGAACGTTTGAGCGCGTTTGCAGAGGCGCGCGGATCCGCCTCATGCTTCCAAGGCGGCTGGCGATTGGCGTCGGTAGCCAGAGCGGCCTCGACCAGATATTCGTTAGAGAGTCGGCGCAAGAAAGAGATCTGCCACGGCTCGAGCTCGACGCCCGTGTTCTGTTGCCAAGCGAGGATCTCTGCGTGGGTAAGCACTGATTGGCCTGTGACAGGGCCCGCGCCCCAGAGGTAGTCGAGGATGAATTCTGCGTCCTCGACCGGTGGAAGATCCGGCTCATAGGTCGGATCCTCGAGGTCGAACCGCACCTGCTCGATGCGCGAGAGCAATTGCTGCGGCTTCGAGGATTCGTCCTGCCTCCGCGGGACCGCGTTGAGCCATGCGACGAAGCGAACTCGCCGGCTCAGGTCGCCGTAGAGGCCTTCGTAAAATTTGCCTTCTCCCGATGGAAGACCTCGACCTGATCGGAGAGGAGATAGCCGATATCTGGATCGGAATAGATCGCGATCGCGAGCTGCTCCCCGGTCAAATTGGGGAAGAGCTCTTTCGCGAGATTGTCAGAGAATCCGCGGGTGACGTCGGCCGCGAACTTCGCTTTGTCACGCGAGACCTCATCGCCTGATTTCTTCATTTTTCCTTTGCGCTGGATCATATCCATCGCTTCGCCCTGGGAGCGCGCGAGCGCGCGCATGTGCGCCCTCGAGCCAGGCCCATAGATCTCGGCCGTGCACGGCTTGCCGTCAGCTCCCAGCATCACCTCTTCGTTCGCGTCCTTGAAAATCAGAACGGCGGCCTCGGTCAGACCATACTGCTTGCGAATATCCATCGGATCACCTCATTAAAATTTAGAATTTACGTCCGCGCTTATTGGGCACAGCCTCTGCGGCCAATGCCTTCGCGGTTCCTTTTGAAGCGCCCTGATTTCGCATCAGGGAACGACGCAGCCGCCACCGCCTCGACTGAACGAGGCGGTGGCGCGCGTCGCGACTTCTAGCACGGAGAAACGAGCCGCGCACCCGAGGAACGGCTTTCCTACGGCTGCGGGATGATGACCGGCTTGCGGCAGATTTCGAGATCGACGTTCACCTTCTGGACGTCGTTCACCGTGCCGTCGGCGTATTCGAACTTGGTCACCAGCACGTCGAGATAGTGGAACTCGCCATCCGGATACCGCAGCTCGATCGAGTAGTGGATGCTGCCGTTCTCCGATGCCGTCTTCAGCAGGACCTGGCCGGCATCGCCCGGGACGCTGCCCATCGAGAGCGACATCGTGCCGTAGTCCTTCGATCCCTTGATCTTGTTGACGGTCGCAGTGTCGATGGGCGTGAACTTGGTCACCGTGGCCGCCATGCCGTGATTGCCGATCGACTCGACTTTGCCGACCGTCGTGAAGAGCATTGCGGAGGCGTCGTAGCCAGCAGTGTCGAACGTCGCCGGCAGCTGCGCCGAGATCCCGATGATCGCGCCGGCGATGGATTCGATATCGGTGCGCTGGATCTCGAGCAGCAAACCTGTCGAGCGCAGGTATTCGAAGGCCAGATCGTTCAGCTTTTCGCCGAGCGCGGCGATAATGGACAGCAAGAAGAGCGTGATTCGTTTCATGGCTCATTTCCCCTTTCGCGGGTTGATTAAAAAAAGCCCGCCTCGGGCGGGGTTACGGTTCTTGGAAAAAGAAAAGGGCCGCAAGCTGCGGCCCCTCGTTTAAACGACTTCGCCTGTTGTGATCAGGCGTTGAACTTGACGATGAAGTCCCTCGACTGCGTATAGAGCGCGGTCGTCTCATCCGAGAGATCCGGGCCCTCGAGGTCCGGGAGGATGCTGTCCACCAGGACGCCGTTGATCGCGCCGCGCGCATTCCTGCAGGCCGCCATGACCAGGGCGAGCAGCTGCTTCACTGCCGGGTATCCGGCGCCAGCGGGCGCGCCCTCAGTACCTTTGACGAGCGCTGTGATCTGCACGCGTTCGCTCTGCATGAACCGCGGGTCTGTCATGCCAATAGTGAGCATCGGCACCCCGCTGATCTCCTTCACAGAAAGCGCCGGCATCTGCAAGTTGATCGGCGCGTCGCCCGCGAAGATGTGATCCTCGGCCACGGCCGCGAGCACGCCCTGGTCGTGCGCCAGCAAATACCTGATGACCGCGACGCCGCTCATTGATCGGCCTCGATCGAGATATCGGACGTGTCCAGCCCCTCTTTCGTTGCGAGGCGCTCCTTCATATATTCGGCGGCCGCGACGACGGCAGAGCTCGCCTGCCCGTCCAATGCCGGGCGCATGAAAGGGTGCGGCGCTGCGCCTGGATGTACGACGCCCTCCACGATCTGGCCGTCCGGAAAGCGCAAGCCGTGTCCAGGCTGACCGCCGATGAAGTGCGCCTTCGTACCGTACTCGACCCATTTCGCGACAAACGCATGCGGGCCTGTGGCCTTGATATTGGCGGTCACGAGACCGCCCTGGGCGCGGGTACCGACCTTCAAGCCCGCGGCGAGCTCGCCAGACACCGAATGGATGCCTTGGCGCGCCGCCGGGAGCACGACCATCATGCCGGCGCGGAGCGCGCCGCGCATCACGTTGCGCTCGACCTTTGGCGTGAGCTGGTCCAGGAACTCCTGCAGGTCCGATAGGCCTGTGACGTTGATGTCCTCGCTCACGACGAATAGCGCTCGCAGAAGACCTCGATCATCGTTTTCCTGCCCTCCGCGGTCACCTGCGCCGGGCCGCCGATGATCTGATAGACGGTGTCGGCGTCGTCCCCGTGGACGGTGATGCGCATCGACGAGTCGATATCATCGCGATACCGCATCCGGATCCTGGCCTGGTTGCGAGCGATCACCGCCCCGAGGGCGATCCCCTCGGCGCGGCTCGGGAGAGATTCCTGCACCTCGGCCCAGGACTTGACCGCGGCCGAGGGATTCGATGGATCCCGATCCAATGGTGCCCAGGCGACCTTTTGCGTCCCGAACTTGGCATCGTTTGTGACGAACTCGGGGTCGCCGGCGACGGCCTTCCGCTCGATCGTGATCTGCCGATCTAGAGCGCCTGCCCTCACGCTGCGATCCTCGGTTTCGCCGCGGCCGCACGGCGCCGCGCGTTGATCGCCTCGCTGCCTGCTAGGAGCACCAGCTCGTGCTCCCAGTTCGACGCCAGCGGCTCGACCTTGCCGAATACCTCGCTCACCCACCGGATCCACTCGGAGCGCGTCAGCAGCGTCACATGCGCATTGCGGCCGTCCGGAAGCTTCGCGCGCGCGAGCTTGGTCGAGATCGTGAAGACCGCGGTCGCGCCCTTTTGCCTGACCTCGCCCAGAACGCGATCGACCCCGGACATCGGGATGTGCTCGAGCACGTCGCAGCAGAAGATGAGATCGAAGACCCCGGCCGGCATGCTCTTGAAGGTCGGGATCGCAGGGTCGTAGCGCGCGATCCTGCGCTCTCCGTCGCGCCAGAAGTGGGCCACCAGGTCGCTCCGGCCGCAGCCGTAATCCAGGATTGAGGCGGGCTGCAGATCTCGCACGATCTCTGCCACCGCGTCCAGATGCAGTTCGGCCGAGGAGCTCCCGTAATGCCGGCTGGCGTGGATCTCCTGGTAGGCCAGCAGGTGGTCGTGATAGTCCGGGAGATCCCGTTTAAACGCAAAGGCGCCGATCGCCTCGCGCCCGGCGGCGATCTCGTGATCGCTTCCCTCGAGGAACCTGAATCCGTGGAGCGCCATCCAGTCGACGAATCCGTTCCTGGTCCAGTAGTAAAGGTGCTCGCCCGGGCGATAGTGCTTCGAGGCCCTGATGCTCCTCAGGTCCTCGAAGATCGGGACTGAGGCAAAGAGTAAGGCGCCCTTCTTCACCTGCTGCAGGCGCAGCTGCGGATCCTCGAGGTGCTCGATGGTGTCCCAGAGGGTCACGGCATCGAACTGGAATGGGTCGTCCGCATACAGGCGTGCGTCTGTGAGCGCCTTCGCCGCCTCCGGGATGACCTCGTAGCCCTTCGCCTCGAAGCCCGAGGCCTTCGCTTGAAGCAGAAACTCACCTGTTCCGGCGCCGACATCGAGCAGGCTCGCGCCCGCCGGCAGCTGGCGCTGCAGCATGGCGCAGCGGCCGGCGTTCACCGCCTTGGCGATCGCCGTCCCCTCGTAGGCCTGCACCTTCGCCAAGTACTCGGAACCGTAGAGCACGCGGCCTGCGCGCATATCTGCCTGGTAGGCTACGCCGTGGCGCTCGCAAAGCATCAGATCGGCGTCGACCTCGGCGTCCCAGCGCTTGATGAGTCTATCCACGCTTCGCTTCCCAGTAGGCGAGGCAGTCGAATTTCGCCCAGACAACTTCATTCTTCGGTAGCGAGTGCACAAGATTCCAGACCGCTGGCTGGAGCGGCCACGCCTCATGGAAGAGCACGCGACCGCAGCGTTTCACCAAGTCGAAATCAGTCTGCGTGTCATTCGTGTGGTCGCCGTCCTGGTAGCAGAAGTCGAACTTCAGTCCCTTTACCACAGCAGCCTTGTGCGCGTTATCGTCTGCGTTGACGAAACGCAAATTCTTGATTTCCAGGTGCGCGATGATCCTGTCTCGCATCTTGATGTCCTCGCCACGATCGCGCGTGACCCCGATCACCTCTTCGAAGTATTGCGACATGATCGCGGCCGTGATGCCGTAAAACGATCCGATCTCGAGGCAGATTTTCCCGAGGAAGGTCGCTTCGCGGAGATCCACGAGGAAGCTCTCGAACTCAGCGCACGCGCTGCAGCGTCCGAATGCGGCTTTGCCGAACTGCCGCATGATCTCCTTCATGAATGGCGATGCGAAGGGGCCACTCTTGATCGATTCGACATCGAGCGGCGTCTTCAGCTCGACGTCGGGCTGGATGCGCTCATTCAGCATGGCGCCGTCCACAAAGCGAAGATGTCCATCACCTGGATCTGCTCCTTCGGAAGTGCATTGACGAAGTCGTACACATGGTCCTGGCCGCGCACGCCGCCGCGGTCGTAGTCGTGAAACAGAACCCGGCCGCAACGCTTCACGAGCTCGAAGTCGTCCCGGATCCGCTCGTCATGGGCGCCATCGACGAAGGCCAGATCGAACTCGAGGCCCGCGACGACCCGCGCCTTGTCCTCGTCATCATCGACGAGGACGAGCTCCACGTTGGTCACGCCCAAGGACGCCCAGAAAGCCCTGCGATCGAACTTCTCTCCCATCGCCTCGATCTTCCCGTGCACCAGGTCGATCGTGACCACGCGATCGCAATAGCGGGAGATCTCTGCAGCCGAGACGCCCTTGTAGGTGCCGATCTCGAGGACGGTGCCGTAACCTTTGCCCTCGAGGACTCGTTTAAACACGCCCGCGCCGCCGCGGATGTTCATGGCGCTTCGCTTCAGGACGCCGGCGCCGTGGATCTTGGCGATCCGCTCGCGCATCTCGAACTCGTTCAGCATGGAAGAATGTTCGCGGTCATTCCGCTGTCAACGTTGGTTTTCTCCGGAACGAAACCGACTACTGAAAAGCTCCACATCATGTCGCGCTCGCTTTGGATCACGCTCACGAAGCCGAGATCGCGCAGCATCTGGGCGACATCGTCAGGACGGAAAAGGTGCAAATGCTTTCGACAGTTCTGCGGTCGCCAGTACGCCATGTCCGGATGCGGCAAAAACAGATAAAGCACGCCGCCGGCGCGCAGCCTGGTCTTCCAGTGCTCGATCGCGGCCACCGGGTTCGCGAGGTGCTCGAGGCAATGGGATGAAAAGACGTAGTCCCAGATGCCCTCAGGGAGAGCGCAGGCGTCTTTCCCGTCCGCCAGATCAATCGGGCGTGCGCCCTTCAGCGGCCATTTCCCGCATCCCACGTCCAGGCCGATCCCGCGGCAGAACTGCTTCGCGATCGGCTCGATGAACTGCATCGCGTTGCCGTGCTTCAGGTAGTCCGGATACAGCTGGCCGCGATATTCGAATAGTTCGACGACCTCGGAACCGATGTTCCGGTTTTTCACGACGGCGCTCATGCGGCCGCCCGCGCCTGCATCAATCCGGCGAGCTTAGAATCGAATGTAATCGGGCGCGCGACTGAGTTTTCTCTAAGCCATTTCGCCTCAATCCCGGGCCGATGCCCAATCGGGTCCGACGGATCGCCGGCCTTCCAGCGCTCGTCGACATTGTGGATCCCGGAGCTGAAGAAGTCGAAGCCGGTCAGGTAGGCGTTCTTGGGCTCGCAAGCCAGCACGTCGAGAATCGCGGCGAACCCGGTCGACGGAATATGGCGCCCGAGCAACTCGAAGGATCTGAGGAAATGCTCGACCGTCGGCACGAACGTATCGCAGAACCAGAAGCGCGTGGCCGCGCGCACCGAGTAGATATACCGGAAGTCGATCCCGGCCTGCTTGTAGTTGCGCTCATGCCATTCAGATTCCAGCGCTTTGGCGTCGGGGCATTTACACATGCAGAGTTGCACGCGGTCGTGCTCGAGCTCATCTCGAGTCTTCCGGATCGAATTGCCATAGAACGAATAGTGCACATCGCAACGCGCGCCCGCGGCCGCCCCCAGCTTGTAATTGTTGACCCGGATGACGACGTCGTGCGAGTCGATGAAGCCCGGGGTGTTCTCGAGAACGGAGGGCGCGCTACCGACGATCGCCACGCTCTTCCCGCGCAACCGCTCGGCGACCTCAGAAAAGCTCACGAAACGCACGCGTTGCTCCTTTGATTTGCTCTACCGGCCAGTCGTCCACGACCCAGCACGATGTGTCCTTGCTGAGCACTTTCTGCGGCGTGATGCTCGAGATGTAGTAATGCCTAGCAGGCGACATTCCATCGGCCGCCCAAACCACAAGGAGCGGCTTGTCGAACATTTCGGCGAGCGGCACGCAGAATGAAACCTGCGCGACGAATCCGTCCGCGATCTTCCCCAGGTCCATGAGGTCAGACACGGAGGTGCCGCCGTTCAAGCTGATGTCGGCCTTGATCGGATAGACCTGCTCGGCCTTTCCGATTTGCACCAAGAAGCAGCCATCCAATGCGGCCAGCGCGGCGTGGAACGCGGAACTGCTGGGCAACAGCTCGGCGCCAAATCCATCCTTGCGCTCCATCGGCGTGCGCCCGCCATGCACGATGACGATGGGGCGAGCATCGGCCTTCTCCTTGAGCCCTTCGACCAGTTTGTGATTGCGTACCGTCCAGTCGATCGATAGCGGGATATCGCTTCCGAGACCGGCGGAAATCGCCATGTCCTGAAATTGATTCGAGCCCTTAACCAGCTTGCGAGTGGTGTAATGCGCAAGCGTGGTCACCCCGAAGCGGTCGAACGGCTCGACCTTGACTTCAAGCCCAATGAAGGCATCAGGATAGTTGGAGCGAACGGTCACCGGCTCTCCGCCGCGCAGCATTTCCGCAGCTATGGAGCGCAGATAGAAACTGTCGCCCAAGCCTGAACCGGCGCGAATGATGTTCACGATTCCCCAAAATTGGCACAGTCTGTCAAGCGATAGCCTCCTCGAGCGTCATTTTCGGAAACGAGTCGATCGCCGAACGAAGATTGCAGTTGATGACCGTGATGCCGGCGGCCACGATCTCGCGCTCCGCGGCCGAGAAAGAGCGCCGCATGCTCTCGAAGAAAAGCTGCCACGGCACGCTGCGGGGGTTTTCCCCGAACCAATGGCTGCGCCCTGCCTCGTCTTGCGCGCCGTCGAATCCAAAAAGCAGGATCTTCTTCGCTCCGGCTAGGATCGCGAGATTCAGCGCCTGATATCCGCTGTTTCTTCCGGAAGCGAGCATCTTGGGATCGAGCGAGATCCCGCCGCCATGCTCGTCGCCCTGCGCCGCGCGCTTGCAGCGCAGGATGTGCACGCAATCATCGGTGATGTTCGATCCGCTCCACAGGAGGCTGCATTTCTGTCCGGCAAAGCTCGCGAACCTGGCCCGCACATTCTCGGCCGTCATGCCAATCATAGGACGCGCGATGCCGTCCGTCTGCCAGCGCCACCATTGCGAGTCGGCGAAATGGCAGACGTCCGCGTACGGCGCGAGCAGGTATGCGTCGTTCACCGCGATCGCCTTGAACGAGCTGGACCCGGTTCGGAGCCTGCCAACGTCGACGAAGGCCTCGCGCGTGAGGCTCGGGCCGCCGGCGAGGATCGCCACGGTCGCAGCTTCCCACTCACGGACGACTTCGCTGAATCTCTCGCCCGGGATCCTGCGAAGGATGCTCATCCGATCCCGAGGTCGCCGCGCTCGCGGTCGATCAGATTGCATGCGGCCGCGACGAGCTTGTCCATCATGGCCGGATCGCGGTCATAGTGAGCCTCGGCGTGCAGCAGGATCGCCTGCTTGAACTTCCGCGGGATAACGTCGACGTCCGAATATCCGGCCGTGAACTCGACCTTGAAAATACCCTGCGACCAATTGGCGCCGTTCTGCGGCAGGATCCGCGGCCAGCGAGAGAGTTCGTCCGCCAGGGAGAATTGATCGTCCGAGATGTCGGTCTCCGCGCGCGTCACTGGATCGATCGAAACGAACTTGTCGATCGAGATCAAAGGCGATCGGCGCAGCAGGAGATCTCCCGTGCGCGGGAACGTGAAGTCTCCCCAGAACGGACCGTAGAATGGGCTGCGCACCGAATCTAGGACGAGAGGCCACATCCAGCCGCGGAAGTTGTCGATCGTCAGGCGCCATTGCTGCTCCATGAGCGCTCGGCTCGTCTCCGACTCCACCCATTCCCTCGCCGCGATCCCCAGATTCGTGATATAGCTGTCCTCGTCCGTGTTCGAGGCATACGTCCGCAGCTGAGCTTTCAGATCCGTGAGCGTGACCGGCTCGTCGTCCGGATCCGCGATCCGCTCGAGCACGAATAGCGAGGTCCTCATCGGAGCGCCACTGGGGCCGCCTTGCGCACTTCCTTCGGCGGCCGAAATCCGTCCCTGCCGCGCTTCACCATCAGCTTCCAGTCGTCAGAGGTCTCGGGCTCGCTCTGCGTCGCGCGCTCGCAGTGCCAGCTTGAACCGTTCCATGTGACGATGTCCCCTCGCTCATAGGCGCCAGGGGTCCAGACGTTTCGGTACTTCAGGATGTCGGTCTTGAGCTCGTGGACGACCTCGGCGCCGTTCGTGTATTTGCTCACGATCCGGATTGTCCTGCCCCCATCGGCCGACTCGATCGCCAGCGGCGCGATCCCGTTCATGCATACCGCCCAGCCCGCGCGCTCGAGTGTGAGCCCTTCGAGGGGATCTGTCTGGCGCAGCGCCCTGACCATACCGTTCCGATAGTCCGCGAAGGTTCCCCGCGGATAGCTGCGTTTCGAGTCGATTTCCGGCAGAGGCTCGATCTGCGCGGCGTCGCGACCATCGTCCCCGTCCTGAGCGCGCGGGAGTTTCGCCAGGGCCTTTTCTACGGTCTCTGCGACCAGCAGCGCGACCGACTCGTGGCTCGCGGGCTTCCCGTCCTGGCCCGGCGCGCCGTCCTTGCCGTCCTTCGGTTTGAGGATCTCTACGGCGTCCTTGACCCAGGACGCGACGTGCGACTTGAGCATGGCCATATCGACGCTGACGCCCGAATCTCCGCGCTCCCCCTTCTCGCCGTCCTTGGGCTTCGGGAGCTTTTCCACCTCGGCTCGCAGCGCGGTCATCAGGCGCTCCAGGATCGCCGCCTCATCCGCGCCGGGACCTCGCTCGCCCTTTTCCCCTGGCTCGCCCCGTTGCCCTTCCAGGGGCGCCGGCATAGCAGCCACGGCGCGATCGACCTCGGCCGCGACGATCCCTCTCAGTTGCTCCGGATCCGGCCCGTGGCCACGTTCGCCGCGCTCGCCGTCCTTGGGGCGCGGGATCTCGTCGACCAGGCGTTTCGCCTCGAGCACGAGCTTCGCGAGCAGCTGCTCGACGTCGACAGCGGGCTGGCTGTCGCCCTTGGGGCCAGGATCGCCGCGCTCGCCCTTCTGGCCTTGGCTCGCCGCCGGTAGGCTCCGGATCGCGAGTTCGAGCTCGGCGAGCTTCTTCGTAACCGGCTCGATCGCTTTTCCGACGTACATACGAACCGCCTGGATCAACCGGGCTGCGCGCGCCTCTGCCTGTCCCTTATCCATGTCAGCGCTCCCGAATCTTCAAATAGATGCTGCGGTCATCCTGCCGGCCGCCGACAGTTTGGATATGACAGACCACGGCATGCGTCTTCTTCACCGTGCCGCCAGACAAAAAGGCGATCACCTTCTTGCCAGTACCGTCAAGCTGACTGGCCTGAACGGTGACCGGGGAATCCGGCGTCACGGTGAAGGTGTTGATGCTATCGCTGACATCGTTGAGCCAGTCGGTGAAGTCCCACGTGTAATCAAGCGTCGCATCCTTGTCTTTAAGAATGGTCGGCTTCAGAGGGTTGCCAAGATCGTAGGTATCAGTTGTCATTCAGATTTCCAGATTTCGTCCTTGCATCGGTACGGCGTACTCGCGATCCTCTGCCGGAATGAGCAACTCTCGATCTTGCGCAGAAATAAGCAACTCTCGATCCTGCGCCGAAATTATCAGCACGCGCTCAGGTGCAGGGTGGTCGAAATTGAAAACATTCTTGATGTCAAGGAAGAGTGTTCCCTGCCCGAAAAGAAGAGCCCGGGCAGCAAGCGCAAGCGATCCTTGCGCAATAAGCATTCCGGAGCCAGAAAGCGTCGATGCTATCTGGCATAGCTGCAAGAGCTTCGCGGAAAGGTTTCCCGTGCCAGCGAGCAAAGCGTTTCCGAACTTCTGCGGCAAGAGGTTGCTGGTCACCGAGCCGATACCCGGAAGCGTCGCCCGAACCAGAAGCAAGCCCGGCGCGTTCGCTGTCATGGCTCCTACGCCGCCAAGCAACGCGCTTATCGCGAACAATTCAAGAACTGCCGCGGAGAGCGTTCCGATTCCCGCCAGCGAGGCCGCGATCCCGATCCCTGCGCCGGGTACCTTCAAATCGGCGTTGATCGCGCCAAGGCCAGCTAGCGCCGACCTGATTTGCGCCAGCTCCAGCAGCGCGGCCGACAAGCCGCCTGTGCCAGCAAGAAGTTCGATCAGGAACTTCTGCGGCAGAAGATTGCCGGAGAGCGAGCCAATCCCCGCTAGTGCCGCCTGCAGGGCGAAGAGCCCAAGCACCGCCGCGTTGATAGACCCGACACCGGGAAGCGTCGCGGATACCTGGAAGAGTCCAAGCGCGACAGCGTTGAGCGATCCTACGCCTGGCAGCGTCGCTGAAATCGCATAGAGCGCGACCACACTCGCAGACAGCGAGCCCGTTCCGATGAGCGTCGCGGCGATCTGCTGCGCCGCGCCGCCTGCGCTCGCGCGCAACGGAATGATAGTGTTCCACGCGGCCGCGCTCTGGAGCTTTACTTCCGTGTTCAGAACGAAGAAGGGCTGCCTGAACTGCGCGATCTCGACAAAGAGGTCAGCCGAGAGAGTCCCCACTCCAGCGAGCAACTGCACTGGGCGAAAGACCGCACCGGACGTGACGGCGACAGTCCCTACCGCCGTCTGGCCTGTAATCTTAAATGTGGCGACGGCCATTTATTTCACAGCGCCGTGAAGAGCGCAGAACCCACGGCGCACGTGAAACCGCTGAGCGAACTAGGCCGAGTCGCTGCGCTCAGCAGCCCCGCCCAGAGCATATTGCCGGCGCCGACCGCCTGCGTGTCCCACATCTGGTAGCCGGAAACCGTGCTCGCATACGTAATAGCGGAGTACGAAACGGTCGCGTTGTTGCTCTCTGAACCTCCCGGCGAGGCGCCGGCGCCGAACGCTATCGTGACTCGGGTGTAGCCGCTGCCCGTAGCCAGCTCGGAAGCCGAGACACTCGTCGGCGAACCGTACGAGAGCCCAAGCCAGTGCTGCGCGGGCTGGGTCGCCGCTGCGCCACCAAGCAGCCAATCGAGGCAAAGCTTCCGCGCAAAAACGGAAAGATTGTTCGCCATGAGCTACCAAGGATCAAAGCGGCTCGATCTTGATATGGCCGCCCATCGCGCCAGGCGTGCCGCCGGTGAACGCGTTCAGCGAGAGTTCCCCGAGAGACGCCGCGTTCCCGAGCAGACTCATGTCAGCCTCCTGCGCCGGCCGCCAGAGGATGACGCCGCCCCACGCATTGAACGAGAGGTTGAGCAGCATCCCAAGCGTCGCGCTGCGCTGCGGCTTTAGCGTCGCGGCCGCAACGTAGGGCAGCGGAGGCGCCGACAGCGCGGCGACGGCCGGATCGTCGGCCGCCATCCTTGGCGCTGTGAGAGAGCCCGTCGCGATCTGCGAGGTACGACCGAAGACTAGGATAGTCGGAGAGTGCGCCGCCGCCTGGCCGCCCATGTATATCTCGGCGACGTTGACGCGCTGCGTGGACGATCCTCCACGAATGGTCAAGTGCGTATTGTCCGCCAAGTCCGCCGCGTCTGCCGCGGCAGTCGGAGTAAAAGTTGGGAGAGCTACCGTGAGCTTTGACATTGTGTTTCTCCTAGCCTGTTGAACTCTTCGCTGCTTTTTCTTGCAACTCCTCGATAACTCGCTCGAAAGTTTTGCACTCGCCGCCGCTCGCCATGAGGATCGCTGCGCACTGGTCGCAGAGGTAGCTCCTGCAGCCCTGGCATCTATAGCGCAGCGCCGTGCGCTCCCTGCGTATCACCACCACTGCCTGGCAGTGCTTGCACGAATACGTCGGAGCCTCGAAGAACATTCCGCGACCCATCGGCATGCCGCGAGACATTCCCTCCGGCAGCCCAGGGCTATCGCGGTGGTCTACCATGAGGTAACCCTCTTTTGCGCGCTCTGAGGTCATAGCGCGAACATCGACTGCGGCCTGATCGTGTTCGGGGGCACCGTTATGGGGTCAATCTCTGTGACCTGCAGGTCGTTCGTGATCGCCGTCCCGTTGCCGCTGAACCAGAGCATCTTGCCGGTGAATGCGGCATATACCAAAGAGCGGAACGGCTCCGTGGTGACATTGCCGCCATCCGCGTATGCCGGCGGCGTATCTCCGGTCAGAGTAATGGCATCAACTGTCGCAGTGCCTGCCCCGTGGTTCACGACCAACCGCTCGAGAGTCAGGCCGCCTGTATCCTCGAACCGGTAGAACTTTCCGTCTGGCGGGTAGAAACACCAGATAGTTCCGTTCGGATTGTTCAGCGCACCGGTAACCGTCAGATTTTTCCATCCAGACGTCACCGCACCCAGGTCAAGCGATCTCAGCGTATTAGCGTTCGAATCGTGGTAGACCATGATGCGATTGGTCGTGTCCAGCATCGCAACGCCGCCCGTCATGGTGCTGGGAAAACTATAGTTCGCCGACGTAGTGAAGGTGTTGCTGCCTCCGGCAAGATCCAGGTAATGAAGCTGCTGAAAATTGTGGAAGTCGGTCGTCAGGCTGTAAATCTTCTGGTCGCCCACATCATAGAGCGCAACTCCGTTGCCTTGCGACGATGAGAATGCATCATTGACGCTCGCAGTGAACCTCGTATACAGACCTGTGGCGCAGTCAAACGCGTGGCATCCGCCCGACTGATCCGACTGCTGGCACGTCGACTGCCTGCACAGGTAGAGGATCGTGCCCTTGGTGCCGACATTGATCGCAACTGCGGTCGCGTAGGGGTGCGTCGGGCTAGGAACTGGCCCCGTCGGTCCGGTCAGCTCGAAGTAGGGCGCACCGCTGGTACTGGCATCAGACCAGTCAGCGGCGGCACCTGTGCTGTTCAGCTCGGTAAAACCGCTGTTGACGCAGGCAACGAAGTGGAACTGATTGTCGTCGTAAGACCAGATCAGCGCGCCGAGGTTGCTTGCCGAGAGGTGGCCACCGGTGCACACCCACACCATGGCCCCCTTGGTGCCGTAGTATGGATTCCAGACACCTGAGCCGAACGCGCCAAAGCACGTCGCGGCCCAGTTGCCTGCGCTGTGCGTTGCTGTCGGGCGAACGCTCTCGCTGCTGTTGGTAGCGAGAAACCTCGAAATCGGCACGTCAGGCGAGTGAGATCGTCAGCGCCCCGGACGCGAGAACCAGCGAGTCGCCCGAAGCGACAGTCCGCGCCGTAGCGAGCAAACCGTACCAGAGCAGATTCCCAGAACCGCCCTGAAGCACCGTATCCCATATATTGATGCCCGAAACAGAGGCAGCGGTGGTGAATGAGTAGGTGAGCGCCGACGCATTCGTCACCGAGCCTCCGGGCGACGCGGCGGCACCGAACGCCATCGTCTGGCGCGTGTAGCCGAAGGTCGTCGCGATCTCCGAGCCAGAGGTGCTGGTCGGTGATCCAAGCGAGAGCCCGATGGCGCGCGTGGTGGGCTGCGTCGCCGCCGCACCGCCGAGCACCCAGTCGAGCATCAGTTTTTCAGCAAACGCAGAAATTGCAGCCATGATCGCCTACCCCCGTTGCGTTGATAAGATTTGCTTCACCGTCTCTATCACCTGCTCTACAGAGATGTCGCTGATGCAGGCCGCGCCGTTCTTGTCGCGGTTCGGCACGCACGTCGTTCCATCGTCGTGGAGACGGTGGCACGGCCAGCACGGCACTCGCCCCTGATCGGCGTGCAGCGTGGTGGTGTTCTTCCAGTATTTCGTGATGTTGTCTTCGCTCGCGTGCGAGAGCAGCATCACCTTCGGCATGTCGCGCCTGGCGACGGCCCACATCGGACCCGTATCGGGGCCAACCACGATGTCGCACGCCTGCGCCTGCACGCACACCCTGCGTATTCCCCAGTTCGGATTGGCTGGATCGGCCGAGAGAGCTAGATGCAGCCCCTTCGAAGAGCCGAGATTCTTCTCGACCTCTCCCTGGATAAGACGCGCGTGCTCGAGGTCCTTACCCGGCGCGCCCATCATAATGACGGGGATGCCAGTTTCCTTGAGCAGCTTGGTGATGATTATGTCGGCCTGCGGATGGACTTTGTCGAGCCTGGTGCCAGTGATAACCCACCCGATCACCGGCCCATCCCCTGCGACCTGTCGCTTCGTCTCCTGCGCCTTGGCAACTTCCTCATCGGTGGGAAAGAAGTTTGGATCTATCTCCTCGTATGGAACCTCGCAGATGTCGTGCACGATCTCAAGGTAGCTCTTGGCCGACATCTTTCGCCGCATCGAAGCAGGCCACCAGAACGGAGACTGCACTTTGATGAAGGCGCCAATCGTCTCGCACGAGTGCGAGAGGTTGGCGAAGAATGCGTACTCCTTGGCGCGACTCTGGAACCAGGCCTGCCACGAATGGCCGTCGCCCCAGTTCGGGTCTCCTGGATCCCGCACACCGAGCTTATTGATGAACGGGTTGTTCTCGAAGACGACGTGCGCAGGCTTGGAGGTCATCACCTCCACATTGCCGAACCTGCGCTTCAGGCCGGGCAGCACCGACGAAGCGATGATGTTGTCGCCGACTCCGCCCATGCGGCAGATCATCGCCCACCGCGCGACGTCGGACTTCGCGGCAATCTCAGGCTCTCTGATCTGCTGCGCGAAGTCGGCGGAGACAACATTTACGCTCAATGCAGCGTCTCCGAGAGAAGCTCGACCCTTGGAAGATCGCACGGCATCTTCTTCTCCTCCGGCAGGCACAGCATGTTGATGCTCACCGTGCTGCCGTAATCATTGATCTCGTTCTTGTTAAAGTTCTGCGGGTTGAAAAGCGCAGGTAGGTGCCAATATATCGCGTACCCCATGAGGCGAAGCTGCGCAATCAGCGCCGCCTTCTTCTCCTCGCGGTCATTCTCCACATAGAGCACCGGGCGCAGCCTCTTGATCGTCTGCGCCGCGCCCTTCAGAACGTCGCCCTCCATCCCCTCTACGTCGATCTTGATCAAGTCGCAGCGCACGAAGTTGCAGCCATCGAGTGTCTGCACCTGCACCGGTTCTCCGACATCCTTCGCGAGAGAGACGGCGCCGAAATTGCCGGGCGCAGCGTAGTCGATGGGCGGCACATAGGCGATTCCAGCCTCCGCTCCGAGCGCCATCCTCTCGGCAATGACATTCCAGATTCCATTGATGGCCAGGTTGCCGCACAGCATCTGGTGGATGATCCGCTGCGGCTCGAACGCGAAGACGCGACCGGCATTCGTGACGCACTGCGCGAGCGCGAGCGTGTGGCAGCCGATGTTGGCGCCGACCTCGACGACAATGTCCCCGGGCTTCACATACCCCTGCAGAACCCTGGACTCGTCCTCGGCATACTCACCGTAGCGCTCCAGCGCCCCGCCGAGGTAGAAGTCATGCGGAAAGAATGCCATCAGTCCGTAGCGGCACTTTCGAATGTGGATCTCGGCGCGAGGCTGTTGTTGTTTCTCTTGCGATGCCGCGCCATCTGCTTTCAGCGAGGCGCTGATTTGAAACTCTGACACTTTGGTTCTCCTATTTTTGGCTACGCTCGGCTCCAGATGCCGTCCTGCAACGTTCCGCGCCATTCGTCATCGCCTTCGCCTAGCACCAGAGGCTGCGAGACAGTTATGCTGCCGTCCGCGTTCTCCTTCACCCGGTCTGCAGGCAAGGCATCGACCACGTGATGAGGCATGCCAGGCGGCTTGCCCATCCATATTCCATCGACTAGGCCGTAATCGCCCGGCATGAACTTGCTTTCCCCATTGTTGCGCCTTCCCTTTATGTTCACAGGCATGTTAGATAACACCTCCTCCGTCGTCTGCCACCAGCGAGAGCCCGGTGATGAAGCCGCTCACGTCGCCAACGCCGTCGTAGACGAAGGCCCGGCCGTTAAAGGTGATGCCCGGCGGCAGCGGCGGACCGACCAGCACGATATTGACCGCACCGGTAACGTACTGGGTGATGTCAACGGTCTTGGGCTGCCCGTGGAAGAAGCGCAGCAGGTCCGGCGGGAAAGGTTTGATCCACACTGGGCCCCCAGCGGCATGCACCGAGAGATTGCTCGGCGCAACGAGCTGCGCGGCGGCCGCGACTGGCAGCAGACCGAGCGCCGCGCTCGCGCGAAGGAACGCGCGGCGATTCAGAAACCGAGCAGCTCGAGCAGCCAATCGATGAATCTCTGCCACAACGACCGCTTCGCTACTGGACCTTGAGGTTGGTCGGGCTGCTCAGGTCCAAGATAAAAGCCGCCGAGGCGCTCACCGCAGCGCATCCCGATCCGACAGCTGTTCCGGTACAGGCGCGCACGACGATGAGCGTGCTCTGCCCGGCTGCGTTCGGCACGAGCGCCGCCGGAAGCGGAGGACCGACCTTGTAGAGATTCAGGCTCGGCTGGGTCGGATCCGCGGCCTTGCTCGTGATGCTCACCGGCGCGAAACCTGTCGACGCGGAGGTGCACGCGACCGGCGTGGCACCGACCGCGACGCACATTTCGAAGTGCGAGACAAGCGTGTCCTGGTTGGCGGGGAAGTTGAACGACATCGTCCCGCCTTCGATGGTGACATGCGTCACCTGCGCTTCCGCAAGCGACGGCGCCACTGCAAGCGCCAGAATCGCGGCCGCGATCAAAGCCAGCTTCTTCATGCTGCTCTCCTTTCAAGGTTGAGTTTCTTTTCCTGCTCTTCTTGCTGAAGACGCACTCCGCATGGACCTGAGCCGCATGTGAGCCACCCGGCGTATAGGCCGCCGGTCAGTTTCCCCGTAGCGCGCTTTTGACAGAATTGGCAACGGTAGATCAGGCGACGCCCTCGGCTGCTATTCGACATCCTAGAGCGCCGCTGGAGATCTCACTGCGCAGACGCCTGTAGCTCTTCTGTTGCATCGTGCAGGCCATAGATCACGAGCTCGTCGGAGAGAGCAGAAGCATCCTGCTCCGCAGGCTCATTCGCGGGCCCACTGCCTCCAGCTGCGCCTGAGCTGGCGGTCGTCTCGAACGGATCCGCCTTCGCATCGCGCTTCGCGAGTGCGGCCAGGCTGAAGTTCTGCTGTTGCATGTATGGCGTTTCGCCGCCGGCAGTCGGGGGCAAGTTCAGGCGTTTGCGCGATTCGTTCGGCGCCTTTATGCCGCCCTTCACCGCTTCGGCCTCGGCCGTCACCAGTGCTGTGTTGTCCATCCGCAGCAGTGCATCGAGGTCGAGCTCGGTGTGCTTGTCGCTCGGGAGCTCGAGGCCTTCATCCAGGCATGCTTCGATCGACTCGACTTGGGCCTGAATGCAGTCCGTGAAATAGACGATGCCCAGGAGCTCGACTGTGCTACCGCGCGGGACGTCGCCTCCGAGCTTGAACATTGGCATGTGGAAGGCGCGCGCGACGTCTTCGACGGTGAATTTGAGCTGCTCGATCAGCTGCGCGTCCATCGCCGAAAGACCCTTGGGCATCGGCTTGTATTCGAGGCCGACGCCGGTGACCAGGACGCGTCCGAGGTTGCCGTTCCCGAACTTCTCTTCGAAGTCCTTCTTCATCCTGGCGGCCGTCTCGTCGTCGATCTTGTTAGGCGACGTGAAATGGCCGCTCGGGCTGGCCATGTTTTTGATGATCGCTATGCTATTGGCCTGGATCTTGTTGCCCATCGTGGCCGATTGGCCGCAAGCGTAAATTGGCGACACGCCGACTAGCGGATGGAAGAGACACGTCATCCGATCATGGATGATTTCGCTTGCGGGGAACGCGGGCTCGTCTGAGCCAACACCGGCCAGGTCATCGCGCATCAACTGATAGAAGACGCTCCCGTCCTCCGCGATCAGCGTCTTCACGCGCTGCGAATCGAGAACGTGCAGAGCGCGCACCATGCCGCGCTGCGGTTCGCGCTCCTTCAGGACGTATGCGTTGCCATGCAGCAGCTTTTGCGTGATCCACTGCTCTACAAACTGGAACCGCGTCTGGTAATCGTTCGGCTTCTGCAGAACCGCGACGAAGGGACCGGTCGTTATCTCGGTGTCGATGCCGTCGTCGCCCTCCGCCTTAAGGCAGATTTCGCACTTGGCGACGTCCGACGAAATGAGGGAGACGCACGAGTAGACGGCGGAAAAAGCGAGGATGTTCTTCGGCGCATCCAGCACCAGGCTCGCCTGCCAAGCGCCAGCCCATGCCTCGCGGATGATCCCGAACCAGCCGCCGCTGCCGCCGGCGGTCGAATCCACGTAAGTCAGGGCCTTGGTGCGCCGGTAAGTCTCGGCGACGACCTTGAAGATATTGATCATCTGGACCAGGAGCTCCTGGAGTTACGTCTTTTCGCGGCCAGCTCCCTGAATCGGAACAGGCCTCGAAAAAACCCCGGCCGGAGCCGGGGGAAGATTCCACCTACGGAGGAGTTCGTTACGAGACGTACGCCGCGTCTTTGATGTACTGCACCGCGATGGGACGCCGCTTGACCCAGTTGACGAAGCGTGTGGCGCGAAGCGCGACCGAATTCGTCTGGAACATCGAGACGACGGTCGTAGGCGTCGGGCCACCGCTCGCCGCGGTCGACTGGTTGGTCGGGTTGTCCAGCATCTGCAGCGAAGCCTCTGCGCTCGCGTCGATCGTCACCTGGCCGTCATCGGCCAGCATGATCTCGGGCGCGTTCAAGAGGATGATCATCTGCCCCTCGCCGACTACCGGGCTGCCGATCATCTGGCAGCTTTGCGAGGTCACGACCGGCAGACCGAAGAATGTTCCGCCGTTCATGTTGATGGTGTTTCCCGGGCCCTGGAAGAGCGACTGGCCGAGCGCGTTCAGCATGAGGCTGATCGCCAGAGCCTGCGTCGGCGTCATGATCCATACGCCTCCGCTCGGGTCGAGATTGGCCTGGATCCAGATGTTGAAAAGCGTCTGGACGTCGGTCCTCAGCGTCGCACCCGTGGTTCCGGTTGCGGCCGTCGGGTTCACGCCATTGGTGATGGACGCGGGCGAGACGTTCGCGGACGCCGCCACATCCGGGGACACGAACTGAGTATCGACGAACTGCGACACCGCTTTCGCGAGGTCGTTGCGCACCAGCAACTCAGCGCTCGGGGCGGACGATCGGATCAGCTCCGCATCGAGAACGACGATTCCTGCCGCCTTTGCGATGCCCAGCGTGACGGCGTTCGTCGCCATCTTCGAGACGGCCGCCGGGAAGCCTTGCCCGACCCACCCTGCCGATGTGCCCGAGGTCGCGCCTGCGACGCGAACGTTGAAAGGTACGTTCGTGAGCCCGGGGATCCGGCCGATGATTGTCATCGGGCGCAGGAAATTGATGAAGTCGTTCACCAGGTTCTGGTTGTAGACGAGCTCCGACGCCCAGCTCGCGGTCGTTGTGTCGCCTGCGGCTACCGCGGCCAGGAGCACCTGCGCGACTTCGGGTGTCTGATCCTGCCATTGCTTGTTGTTCTGCGCGATCGCGAGGGCGCCCGTAAGGCTTCCCTTCGCCATCGCGAGCGCGCGCACATATCGCGTGAAGGGGATCGCCTTGTCGACGCGCGAATTCACAGTGATGTAGCTCTGATGCTCCCTGGCCGGAGCCCCGCGTTGCGAGGACGATTTCGCCGGATCCGCGCCGGCAGAGCCGTCCGCGCCCGCAGCTTTCGCGTTGACAGCTGTCGCACTGACCGCCATGCGTTTCTCGTGATCACGCTGGCGCTGCAGATGTCCGTCGATGGTGTCGACGTCGGTGGCCAGGCCGTCGTATTCCTGCTGCTCGGCCTCGGTGAGGGTTCTCCCCTCCTGATTCGAGAGCTCCATGAGCGCGTCCATCCGCGCCATGTGTGCCGCTCGTTTCGCCTCGTAGGAGGCGATCTGCTCTTTCATGCTGGGTTTCACGGTGCTTCCTTTCAGTAAAACAGTGCCGCGTGGACCCGAAGCGCCGGGAGAGGAGCTCATCCGCACCGCGAAGGACCGCCTCTCGCCTGACGCGGCGAGCGATCCCTGGTTGGCCGGATGATCGAAATGCGAGACGTTCTTGAAAGAATTCTTCGGCTTGTCTTTCTTCTTTGGCGGGTTCATGGCGATATCGGCGAACCCCTTGTCGACCGCGTCCTGCGGCGCGAGCCAGGTCTCCGCTTCCATCATCGTCATCACGTCCGCCACTTTTTGACCGGAGCGCCGCGCGTAGACCTCGGCGATCGCCGTGTCGATCTGATCGAGCAGGCTCGCGACTTGCTGCATGTCTTTCTTGTTCCCGACCACCATTCCCCAGGCGGAATGGATCATCAGGAACGCGGCCTCGCCCATCTCGATCCGGTCGCCGGCCATCGCGATGACGGAGGCCGCGGAGGCGGCAAGGCCGAGCACATGCACGGTGACCTTCCCCGGGTACTCCCGAAGCAGGTTGTAAATCGCTACGCCCTCGAACGCGTCGCCGCCCGGTGAGTTGAGGACCACGCGCACGGGCGCACCCTCCATGCGCTTGAGTGCGTCCTTCACCATCGGCGCAGAAACCATGCCCATCCAGTCCGGGCCGATCTCATCGAGGATCGAGATCTCGCCTTCGTCGGCCGCCGGCGCGCTCTTCGCTGCGAGCTGCGGATCCCAGCGCTCGAGCGCCGATTGCGGAGTACGGAGCCTCAGGGCCTCGGACTTCTCGAGGTGGATGGACGGGAGCTTTGTCCTCAGGGATGCGCGCTGGCTCGCGCCGTCTTTCCCGTCGATCAGCTCCAGCAGCGTCGACGCAGCGGATTCGATCGCTGAATCTCCCTGAGCCGCGGCGCGCGATTTCGCGGCGATCACGCCGGCGCGATAGACCTCGCCGTCCTTGCCGAACGGATATCCGAAATGCGCCTTCGTGTCGCTCGGCTGGTCTGTGTGGACCGCGAGGTGATACTTGCCGAAGCTCTCCCAGTCGTCGCCCTTCGGCCCGAGCAGAGCATCGCCGTCGGAAGCGGAGAAACTCCACGAGCCCTTGTTCACCTTGCCCGCGGCGATCAGGTTCTTCGCGTGGGCGACGCCGGCGGCATTGACTGAGATCATGGTTGTGCTCCGTGCTGGGGATCTGGCTTGACGTCATGGCGCTCTATGTGGAAGCGCTGGACGACAAATCGCTGCGTTTGCTGGCCGATGAGCGCGAACCGGACCCAGACGCTGATCGGCTTGGGCTCGAGGAAGCCCATGACGTCGTTCGCGCGCGCCTTCTGGATCGTCATGAGTGCTCCGGAAAAAGAAAAAGGCCGCGCGATGGCGGCCTTCGTTTAAACGAGCTTCGACTTCAGATGAAGAAGAGCTGCGGCTCCGTCTTCGGTGCTTCCGCTTCTCCGTTGAGCGCAAGGCCAATCGCCATCGCGAGCGCCACGATTCCGTCGATCCGCCCTTTCGAGCGCAACTTGTCGAAGATCCGATTGTTCTTCGGATCGGGCTTCAATACCGCGCTCGCGCTATTCCAGCGCAGGCACGGGTTCAACTTCACGCGCAAGAGCCCTTTCATCACGAGGTCCTCGAGCAGCTCGACAGATCGCGGCATCCACAGATCCGGAGCCGGCTCTTCGCCAGAGGCCTTCGCTTTCTCCTTGCCTTCCTTGTCGCTCGCCTTGAAGTAGCCCTGCGAGTGCGGCACCAGGCGTAACTCGATCGCGGCCTCGGCGAGCTCCGTCTCAAAATATTTGATGCGGTACGGGTCGAAGGCCTCGGAGTCGAAGTCGTAGATCTCCTTCAGCTCTCCGAGGCGCTGCGCGACGAATGCGTAGTCGACCGCTCTACCTGGTGTCGCCCGCACATGCCCCTGCTTCACCCAAACGTCGTAGGGCACCTTGTCTGCTTTCGAGCGCTCGGCGAGCGTGATTGCCGGCGTCCAGAATTCCACGAACGCATCGACGCCGCCGTCCTCGCGCTGGAAAGCCATCGCGTGTGCGGTCAGATCTCGCGTGCCCGAAAGGTCGAGGCCGCCATAGCCGCGGCGCCCGCGCAGCTCCTCGAGGTCGAAATCTTTCTCGCAGGCGCGCCACAGGTCGCTGTCGATCCACGGGCTCTCGGCGTCCACCCATTGGCAGAAATTCAGCCTCCGGACGATGCTTTCCTTGCTCGGCATCCCGCGCGCTTCGCTCACCTGGTCGCGCAGGTATCGAGTCTGGATCGAGACCCCGAGATTCGGGTTGGCCTTCGGCCAGCAGGCCTCGTCTACCATCGGGTCGTCGCCCTCATCAAGGCTGCAGACATAGGCGAACCAGGAATCGGAATCGGCGAGCGGCACCTGGCCTGAGAGCACGCGGTCGGAGTACTCGTGATGCTGGTAGCAGACCGTTGTCCGGTCGAAGCCGCTATTCGTGATCTCCAGGATGAGCGCGCTGCGGCGTCCCTTCGTTCCGGCGCGCATCTTGTTGCACACGAGATCGTTCGTGTGCTCGTGCACCTCGTCGATCCCGGCGTAGTGCACGCGCTTTCCGTCCAGGCCTCGCTTCTCGGCGCTGATCGGCTTGTAGAAGCTCCCGGTCTTCCGATTGACCAGATTGTAGACTTCCTTCTCGCCGTGCTGCTCCACCAGCTCGCGCAGATCCTCGCTCGCCTGGACCATGTTCACCGCGTCCCGGTATTGGATCTTCGCCTGATCCTTGACGGCGGCCGCGGCATAGCACTCGGCCTTTGGCTGACCGTCCGCGTTCTGCATGTAGAGGCCGATGCCTGCGGCCATCGGAGTCTTGCCGTTCCCCTTTCCGACCTCGATGTAACCCACCCGAAACCGGCGGGCCACGTCGTCCCAATACCACCCGAACAGGGACCCGACTACGAACTGCTGCCACAGGTCGAGCTTGAACGGCTCGGCATCCTCGAAATGGATGATCTCGTCGCCCGAGACCGGATCCTTCTCGACGTCCGGCAGCCGCAGAACATCAGCGAAGAACTCGATCGCGCGGAGCGCCCGATCCGGCCTCCAGATCAGGCCTCGCCCGGGCCCGCGCTCCAGATCCGCCAGGTGCCGCTCGCCGGCCTTCCGTACGAGCGGCCCGGCCACGATGCGCCGGTCGACGACGGCCTGCGCGTACTGGAGGACTGGGTCAGCTGAAATACTTGCCGGCATTCTTCGACTTCTTCGGCGCGCCTCCCTCGTCGTCCTTCCGTAGCCCGAGCTCGACGAGTTGCTTCTTCAACTCCTTCGTCTCAGTCGCATTCATCGCCTTCCCTGACCTGAATTTCGCCATCAGGACGGCCGCCATCTCGAAGGTGAAGCGGTTTTCCTTCGTGTGGAGCGCGCTGCCGGTGCTCTCGAACAGATCCTTCCACGCCGCCTTCTGCGGCGCCTTGAAGTGGCTTGGCATGACGAGCTCGGGCGCAGTCCCTGGCGTCGATTCGGTCGCCGCCGGCTGCACCAGCTTCAGATTTTTTTCCATCAGGCGCGCACCTCGCATTTCCCCCGCGCGATCGGCGCGGTTATAGGTGCGATCTTGTTCGACTTACGGATATTGCAGCCTCGGCATGCGCACTGGAGATTCTCATGGGTATGCTGCCCGCCCCTTGAGATCGGGACGACGTGATCGAGTTCCGGTGCACTGCGCTCCACGGTTCCGCGAAGCTCCTTCGGCGTATCCCCGCCACAGATCCTGCATCGCCAGCCATCGCGCTCGAAGATTCGGAACGGGTCTACGCGCTCGCCCCCGGGCGCGCAGCGGACCGCTGCCTTGCGCTTGGCGTTGTGAATGCGATTCGAAAGATCGCGATTCGAAGGCCGCTTGGCGCAATAACAGGCCCAGCACTTGGTCGATCGTGGCCATGTTGGTGCGCCGCAAACAGAGCACGAGCATCTCTTTGCCGCTTCGCTGGTATAGCGGCCCCTGTCGTAGGCACGAAGCTGCTCGCCATTCTTACGGCGATAATCCCTGCGTCTACAAGTACCTGAGCAATAAGATGCCGGTCGGCCACGGCCCGATCTGGCAGGTATGGCCTCGCCGCAAGTGCATCTGGATTGCGAGAAAATTTTCACCGATACCTCAAATTCTCAAATATTTTTCGGGCGTAGG